CTTCCTCAACAACAGGCTCTTCAACTGGAGCTTCTTCCTCAACAACAGGCTCTTCAACTGGAGCTTCTTCCTCAACAACAGGCTCTTCAACTGGAGCTTCTTCCTCAACAACAGGCTCTTCAACTGGAGCTTCTTCCTCAACAACAGGCTCTTCAACTGGTTCTTCAACAACCTCAGATTCGACACCAGCGACCTCATTCACACCATCATCATTAAATAACGAATGTACCAATGTAACAGCAGCTCGGTCACTTATCAAGCCCGCAGCACAAAGATCTTCGAATGTATTGAAATCCTCAAGAATCTTTTCAGCGGGGGCTGTGAATGTCAAAAAGCCGTGATACTTAAGTACAGAAATAATTTCTTTAGTTAATTTCATACGTATAAAATTTATTTAATATAAAATATAAACCATCTAATCTATCTTTAATATTATACTTCTCTTCCGTTCTCGTAAACTACCTTAAGGATAGGAAACCGAAGACTGTATTCTCCAGTTTTCTTATCTTTTGTTTCTTCAAAGTATTGGACAGTGATAGTTTTACCGATGATTTCTTCTGGATGATCGTACCACCTCAGTCTCTGTTCTTTGCTCAACCCACTACCAACATATACTTTATTTCCTTTGTGGAATATGACAAGTGAACTCACAGCATCATACTCCTTTACCCCTCCTTCATTATAACTTACTCTACCGTTCACTACTTCTTCAACGACATACTCGGCATCCTGCATCTTTTTGACCTTGAGGAGGTCTTTGCTTCGACCACTCTTGTATGGAACATCCTTCCTGAGCATAAATCCTTCCCATCCATTTTCATCAACCACCTTGTTCCAATCATCAAAATCATCCCACGACTTCATCACATCCTGACGGAGAATCTCAACATTTTTTGGACGAGAAGAATGATAATAATAATCGAGCATTATATTATACCGCTGACCAAAATCTGGACTAGTTTTTCGTCCTTCAAACTCTTCGAGAGACACCATATCAAACCACATAAACTTGGGATGTTCAATAGTGTGGTTCTTACGAGTCACCTCAGACATCAATCCAAGGAAATTCTCATTTCCGTCCTCGTCCATTATACATACCTCACCATCCAACACCACAGGTTCATTGACAGGTGTGAGAATATCCATAATAGAAGGAATGAGATTATCTAGGGTGTAGAACTTCTTACCCTGACGCGAGATGAAATCGAGAGTTCCAAGCTGCGGATTGTAATGAATATTACATCTTACTCCGTCTAACTTCCTGGAAACCAAATACTTACCACTACAAACAACTTCATTCTGTTTCTCGGGTTTGAGATCAAAAAACTTATCAGCGAGCGCTACTTCGTATTTATCAATAGTCTTTTTACCAACCGCATCATTATAGTTGTCTAAGGACACCCCGACTTTAAGGTTTCTCTGTAACACTCCATCAAGAATCCATCTCTCGGCTGGATCAAAATAACCTATCACTTCGCCTATCCTCTCACAAGCAGCGTTGCCTGTGAGTCTCCGACTGGCGAGCTCTTCGAGCACCCCGTGGAAGACCCTGTAGTTATTGTCTATGTGATAGTACTGGAGATGAGGACCGAAGAGTGTCTGTGTGTCAAGGACCTTGTCCACTATCTCATACTTTTTAACATTGTATTTTACGGAAGGATCATACGTATCCTTAAAGATAAGTTCTAGGAGATCCGAGTTGTTTTCTTTAATGATATTTTTCTTGTCAAGCGTTCCGGGTGTCTCCTTGAGAAGTGTGAGAATCTCTACTACGTTCATATTAATATTCTTCTACGTTCCAGTTTTCGTCTATATATTTATCATCATAACCATAGTGGCCGTCCTGAACAAGTTCTATCGCTTCCTCTTCGGACTCTGCTTCAACGATATATGTGTACGTTATAGTGGTTTTACCAAACACTCTGTATTTCATAGGTTATATTTCTTCTGTAATTGATATAAAAGGACAAACCGCGTTAGTACGAGATTTGTTCAGGTCATTAAATACTTTTTGAAATACAGGGATCATCTCGGCAGGGATGTCGGTTTCGATTTGTGTATTATTGTAATCCGTGTAATTACAATGGTGGTTGACAATCTTAACTCTACACATAAATTATTTGTTTATGTATATATTTATCAAAATTGTCTAAAAAATTTACTAAAAATATTTAGCTTGTATACATACCACCCATCCATCTGCAGTAGTGCACGTATTCACCACGGCCAACATATCGTCCAATGAATAGTCTTTAAACTCTTTCATATTATTCATTCTCACAAAACGAGCGTGTTGACCAATCTTTTCAGTCCCTGGTCGGTAGAAGGAAATCTCAACGTTGTTATTATACATATGTATTTCTTTCAAATCCTTAAACCCCCTTAAATCAAGCAGATCACTGACCTTTCCGACCGGAACAACCTGTCTAGGATCTAAAGAGTTGTACTTACGCATGTTATTTGCTATGGCAACTATATTACGTAAACTTTTTTTCTTTGTTATTCCATTTGCGATTATCTCGCCACTTCCAAAAAACTTATCCAATTTAGTTTTTATATCTGATTGGTCAAATAAAGAAGGGTCATACATTTTTATGCAAGATGCATTTGTTTTAATTCCACCCAATTCAGGAAAATCATTACACTCATTAAATATTATCCAACCATCAGGTCTCTCGAAATTGAATTCAGTATCAGTTATTTTCACATCACTCGCCCAGTTAACTCTTACAGGACAGATACGTCCGCCTATTGTGTTGGTGTTTCTAATATTAAAATTAAAACCATCAACCTTTTCGCATAATCCATCCAAAGCGATACCATCACAGGTAATCTCATCAAAGCCCGCACCATCAAGTGCAGGTTCTGGGTGTGGTCCGCGACCCAGAGGGTCTCCCAAATAAAACCTTATACAAGAGAGAGAGTACTTTTTAGAAAGAGGATTTTTATATTTTGTATCCAACCGAACATCGGACCTTATTTCAATAGTACCCTTACCTATATCTATACTCTTTTCGATTTTAGAAAGATCATACACATGTTCCCCATTACTTAAACAGGGGATACAGAACTTCCAGAGATTACTGTCTATATTGTTAAAAAGTGTATCATCCAAGACTGTTCCTGGATTTTTATCTATAGCGTTTTGAATATCAAAAAGTCCTTCAATTATATATTGTGACAAGTGTTTCATGATTTACTAATAATTTCTTTCATCATTTTATCTACCATGAGCCCAGGGATGCATTTTTTAGCTTCAAACATATTTATATATTTTTTACACATATCTCCAAACCTATCTGAACAGAAGTATTCTATCATCTTATCATACATACTGAATACTTCTTTATAATCCTGCGCATAAGCTATAAGGGAACTCGTATTTCTTACGCTTTCATCGTCCCACGTGAATATATGTTTTTTATGTATACTTCTTAATGTTGTATAATAATCACTGTCAGAGGTTTTCCAATCTGAATTCTTCCCACTCACAATCAATCTGGGTGCTTGAAACCCTGGGGTTAATTTAAATTTATCTTCAAAATATTTATACACATTAGTTATTCCCATTTGGAATTCAAAAATAATCTCACCTTTTCCATCGGGGCTCGAAAACTTTCTATCAATAAATATACTCTGTCTCGTAACCCAATACGTTGCGCCAATTTTATCAAATAGTTTTTTGTGTTTTTTACCAAAATCAAAAAGCATATTAAGGAGAGTATCAAAATCAATATCAACATCCTTCTCCACGAGATCATTATCAAACAATGATTCCATCGTTTGGGTCTTTGAATCAAACAAACTTTCTTGTAGAGATTTCATATAGATAAATAATCATGATTTTAAAATATATTCTATAGGACAAAACCAATGAATATCATTATCCATGAAGATATGTAAATAATATATACGTTCCGGATATTGAAATCCCTCCATTCCCATTTTATATCTCACCATAAACTGTCCATAAGCATTTTCAAATACGGGATGAATATGATTATCAAACTTTATAGTCATATTATCAATCACAAATTTGCGATCAGTGATGAATTTTAAAACATCACTCAACTGACCGGATATATCTTCTTCGGGGTCTATATAGAAATCATCGGAGAATATTTGTTTTGAAAAGTTTTTAGATAATTCCCTTAACTCCTCCGTTGGTTTTTTATATGTTAATTTGCTGATATTTTTGCCATCAAAAAACATCATAGTGGATGATATTCTAGATGTAACTGCGAAATTCACAGGCGCAACTATATCTCTCCATCTGATCGACCTAATATTTCGTTCGATATCGAATAAACTCATGTAATAAAATATAAGAATTATTTGAAGAATTTGGTTTTATTTAATATTTTTTATAAAAAATTATTACAATATTTATTTTTTTGTGGCAAAATATATTATTATATTAACATTCGAATTAGGCAGAGATGATGCTACTAATAATATGGTTGAATTCTATAATCGATATATACAGTGGGTTGGAACACCCCACTTAAGGCCTCGAAGAAAAGTCTTATATACAACGTATAATAAACTTTTTAGACAGGAAGCTCTGTCACCTTTAGTGACTGGGTAGTTCACACATACGTAAATAAATGCATTTATAATGAGTAAAGAAAACAATTATGATGAATTAGAAAACCAGATTGGTGAAATGGGGGCTGAAGAAACTCCTAAAAAAGAATCACTGGGCAAGTTCAAACACAAGGAGACACTGGGACAAAACTCCGAGCTCTCTGAAGAAGAAAAGGCTCAGATGGCTGAAGCTAATGAGAAGGCACTTAGCGCATTCCGTGCAAGAACACAAGTAGATACACCTATATCCGAGGGTTGGATCCCTCTCGATCGTGAAGAGTTCGGTAAGCGCTCGTTGTTTTATCCAGAGGATTGGGAGTTCTCTATCCGCCCGGCAACCGTGCAGGCTATTAAGAACTGGACATCTATTGATGAAGAAAACGCAGAAGCACTGAATAAGGTCTTTAACGAGATCATCCGTCTCTGTGTGAGAATAGTTGATGGTAGGGGTACAGTACATACCTGGCAGGAAGTAAACAGCTGGGATAGGTTCTGGCTTATTCTTAAAGTCCGTGAATATACTTTTGTTAAAGGCGAGAGTAAGATTGAATATACTGACCAGTGTGAGAACTGTGATGAAGACATTGTCTTCACTCTCAACTCACAGTCACTCACTTATGAGTTTCCTGATGATGACCTGATTGAGAAGTATTGGGATGGTGAGAAGTGGATTATTGATCCTCGTGAGTACGATGTTGATCATGCTCCTGTGACCCTCTATACCCCTAAGCTCGGTAAAGACCAGATGATTATCGACTGGGCTATTGCTAGGGCGCGCCAGGGTAAACGTGATATTGATGAGACGTTTATTAAGTTCCTTGTTTGGATGATTAGTAAACCTTCGCGTGATGCAGTTAACTTTGATTCTCAGGTGCGCCAGGCACAGAGTATTTACAAAGGATGGGATATTGAAATGCATGGATTTATGAATGATGTTGTAAATAACATCACTATTAATCCTTCCGAGAGACTCTCTACCAAGTGTCCTCATTGCGGTGCCGAGGTCACCAGCCAGGTACAGTTTCCTAACGGTGTCAGATCTCTCTTCCAGACTGAGACGAGGGCTAAGAAGTTCGGAACGAGATAAAATAAGCGAGTCTCACATAGAGTTCGCTTTGTTCTCGTTATGGAGAATTAACATTAAAAATTTAATTAATGTAAAAGCATCCATAGCAAAGAACTTTCATATAGCGCCGTCTGAGATTGATAGGATGCCCATGTGGGAATATGAGTTGTTCCTAGCGGAGCTGAACGATCAAATCAAGGAAGAGAATAAACAACAACAGACGGAGATGGATAAGTATCATATTGATGATTATCGTAAGATGACCGATCCGAAGAATATATCTAAGATGAATAATCCGAAGATGCCTAAAATGCCGAATATAAAGTATTAAAAAAAGACCTTAAGGTCTTTTTTTTGTTATAATTTAATGTATTTATATAATCTACCCACATACCTATAAATGTCCGTGGATGAATTATATTCATATAACTCCATATAATCACTTGTATTGTCACACTTAAAGGGGCCCCTTGGAGTCACTAAAAATCCAGTTCTCCGATCATTGAGTGTTCCCACACCTACAGAGAAAATAATTGGTTCCCCACCAGATGTATGTAGTTCGAATTTACGTCCGTCCAAATCAATATACCAAAGGTGTTCATCCTTATTAGGTATCGCAGGAAAAATAGTATATATTGTCCCACTAGGCAATGCTGCTGATACAAGTTTTCCAGCCTGATTATACTTTCCACAAGCGTGTTCACCATCAAAAATTGTCACAGTTCCTTCTCCTTCTGCATGAGAATAATCACCACCAGCCATAGTGTTAAGTCCCTCCGAATGAGAGTATTTTCCAACAGAACCCCCACGATATATTGACACCGAACTACCAGACTCAAAATTGTTGAGTGGTTGGTATAAATATAATCGAAATTGAGTTATTCCATCTGAATTACTAGATTCTTCATTAAAACAACTAATAATATATGGCTCACCACTTATAAGAATGTAATCATATGGTAAAAAACTAGGGATTGAAACCGGGGTAGGTTCATTAAAAATCCACTCGTAATCAGAATCCCCAGAATTGTGTGTTAAAGTACCTTCATGTATTAACCAGCTACGATCAACTCCTCCCTCCACATGAGAACCTACACCGATAGATACTGTTCCTTCTCCTTCAGTATGAGAATAATCACCATTTGCTATTGTATGATAACCCTCGGCATGCGAAACTAAACCTTTAGCGTGTGTCTCATAACCTTCTGCATGAGATTGGTCATTAAATGCTTCAGTATCCCAACCTTCTGCATGAGAATAATCTCCTAATGCATTTGTATGATAACCCTCGGCATGCGAACCCACACCACGCACTATATTATAACCTATACTTTCCGCATCCTCATACTGTGTAGCAACTCTACCACCAATCACAATTAAGGGGTCATCGAGATCATCACGCCACGAAGTTCCTTGTGATCTTAGCGCCCCGTCGTTGGCGGCCATCCCTATTTTCATAACACCATCCCCATCCGAACCAAACGCGCATGTATTATCACTATCATATGCTTTAACAAATAATGATTTAGTATAATCGGCGGAAGGTGTGACATGTTTCATCAAATTAAAAAATGTCTGTTCATCAAAATTCTGGGTTACTACCATTTTATTACTATCTCCAACCCACGCTTCAAAACTATCGTCATTTACTTTATGAATATTGCTTATCCAATATTCACTAATATCTCCATCTTTTATAACTATACATGAATCGCCATTTTTCCCTTCAAAATTGTCCCAATCATTTCTCCATGAAGTAGATGTTGAATCAGCATTCATGTAATATGTTAATCCGGCATTTCCACCCGATACACTCGAATCGGAGTTTATTCTCACTAACCAAAACCTACCATCCTTACCAGAAGGACCAACCGGACCTTGCGCAGGGATATCTGTTTTATTACCGTTTATCTTCCAGTAAAATCCTCCTACACCTTCAACTGTTTTATAATACAAAGTAGGGAAAGGTTGAGAGTAACTCCAAGTGGTTGATGTAATGACGCTCCCAGAGTTTTCAATTCCAGCCAACACAAGCATACCGGAGAGGTCGACAGCTCCATGATCAACACTATCAAGATCTGTAAATCTCTCATCTATAAATACTATAGGATAACTGTTTTCCCAAGGTTCGTCTGTATCAGGCAAATCACTATTTACTCTTCCTACTGTTATAGGCATACTTGAACCTTTTAACTGATTGATTAAAGCGTTAACATCTGCGGCTACCCCTGTATCTCCTATAGCTGTTATTATACCGTCAACATACTTATTATCATCCCCGTCGAGTAATGAAGACAATGCGATTGAATCAAACTTCCAGCCATCACCAGCAGGACCCTCAGAGAATCCTTTACTTCCAATAACACCGAAGTTTTTATTGATATTGTCAAATGTTGTTTTTATATTTGCGCCATAATTCTCGCCTAAATCAGGTGCATATATTTTAGTTAATATTTCCGCCATATTATAATAAATTCATTTTTATATCATAAATAATAGTATCTTCATCCCCATGTTCGTAATTAATCACGGTGTCATACTTACTATAAATGTAATCAATCTTATTGGTGTCAGATATATTATATATTTCTCCCAATTTTTCTTTTACAACAGGTAACCAAGGTTCGTCTGCTTCCACTTCAACAGTAAAGTTAATGTATGTAAGTAGATTAATAATATACCCTTCATCACCCCATACTTGATCATAACCACCAGGAGAGTCAGCTATTTCTACTATACTATCACAATCTTCATTTATATTAAATTTAATATTTTGATTATGACTGTCCCCCGATATTGTAGATATGGTCAATGTTCCCGACGAACGAACTGGGAAAGTAATATGATTAGATGATTTAAAGAAATCCCATTCGTTTTCAGTGTTAATCGCACCATATATCTCCGTACCAAAATTAATACTCAACCCTGCAACATTCGCCTTAACAATAACATCGTATATATATTGCAATAGGTTTTTCAAATCCTCATACTCTGATAGAGAGGTGTTGGATATTAAATTAGGTAATAATAAGTCATCTATCTTTTTGAAATAAATAATATAATTTTTATCAGACGGGGATTCCATACGAATATCACCCGAAAATATATAATTCGGATAATATACTAATAGTAATTTAATATCCTCTACTGTTTTCTCATCATCACTCATTGCAGTGTCATTCCAGTAAGACTTTACACCCCCGAGAGTTATTCCCCATCTATCAAACACATCACTTGTGTAGTTTTGTAAAGTAGACATGGCATTCCCACTAATATATACAATCTTTCCTGGTTGCACCCACCCGAGTGAGTTACAACTATCTATATAAGTTTTTCTTGAAACATCACATGCATACTCGTTAGAAAAGTTATCGTAGTATTCTTTATATTCATATTTATCATTATCGTTTACTTCCAGGGCCCCGTTACTACCAATAACAGGAGCTTGTAGGATACCACGATATCCGTTATATATATTAAATGTCTTGTTAGTCCCAAGATAATTCCAATGAAGGACGTCTTGTGTTAGTTTATTCAATCCGTAAAACTCGGGATAGTCATAGTCTTTTAGATAATCCAATACGTTTTTTGATAATGGATCCCCATTAACCTCCCACATATCTTCATCAGAGGGAACATCGAGAATTTGTTCATTATAATCAATCCTCACCTTACTGAGAGGAATAAAGTTATTTACAACGTATTTATTAATATCAGTGTAATTAGTAAATATATCTTTTCTCTCAAGTACCTCATTCCCCATACTCACCGTCATATCAATATATAGGGGGTTGGCAACCACATTATGTATTATATATGAGCTAACTATGTCTTCAAGATTAAAACAGAAGTTAAAGTTAAAGAGTTGTGAAGTAACGAGATGATAATTTTTAAACAATTCAGATAACATATTATCCGTTTCTATAAGAGGTCTCTCAAACATGGTAAGGTTATCAATAACATAATTAAGTTCTATATCATCAGAGAGCTCACCGCTTTCTACGTTCACTCCACTGATTTTAAAGACCTTATTTTCGAAATCAACATACATAACCTTATCATTACCAATAACTTCATCTTCTGGTTTATATGTTAAATGAATCTTATCTATCCAATCTCCAAAATATGATAAAAACTTATTATGGAATCCTCCATTATCATTTGGCCTAAACACTACTGATTTACTACCAACTTGTGTTTTATGTTCCTTATCAAGGTAAGTATTAAATGTAAACTTTAATTTTCCATCAATCTTATCCAACCACACGGGACAGAGATATTCAAATTGTTTTTTATAATTAGAATATGACTCCCGACGCCTTGGACCTGCGTATCTAGATATATCGTAATTTGATTGATTATCAATGAAATAATCAGTATTCCAAAAATATCCTTCTATTTCTTTATAGAATGTCTTAAGGTTATACCCATGACTATTATTAATTAAATAATTCATCTGGATATTATAAGGGACAACTGGAGAAAGAGGACTGAGATGAAAATCTTGAATTACTAAATCGTCATCTTCCTTACCTATTATTATATCCCATTTACATTGCCCCCCTAAATAGACACTCGTGTTATTTAATTGAAGATTCATGACTAAATAATAATTGTAATACACAAGTTTCTTATTATTTATGTATGACGAAAATTCCTGTAAATATTGTGATAGGTAGATTTCAACCGTTCACCGATGGTCATATGCGTTGTGTACTCGCTGCTAAGAAACAGTTAGGAATAAATACTGTGATATGTCTTATTGATACTCCAGATAATAAAGTAGATAAAAGACACCCGTTTCCATCATCCTTGTTACTTCCCATATATAAAGATTTGTGTAATGATTATAACTCCATTTTAGATGTGGTGTTGGTTAAGAATGCCGATATAGTAAAAATAGGAGAGATACTTAACGATAAATACATTATTAAATCTTGGACATGCGGAACAGATAGGATTGATACATATCAGAAGATGTCAGAGAAATATAAAGAACAAGCAGGACTAGCAGATGACTTTCAGATGATAGAAGTTCCTCGAGGAGATGAAGATGTATCTGCCACTAAAGTTAGAAAGGCGCTTCTTGATGGGGATAAGAGAACATTCGAAAAACTTACACCATACGATACTCTTCGGTCTGTTATGAAAGAACCCGACAAGATATATAATTTACTTCGCGAGCAAATACTGAAAATTAATTAAACCGTCATTTTTTTAAATTAAATTTTTTCAAAAAATTATTATTTGAATAAATTAAGTAAAAGTATACATGAAACAAAGTTTTATTTACGAAACCCTTAATGATGCCAAAACAATGTCCATCTCTAAAAATGAGAATGGTCTGATGACCTTAAGTGGTGTTTTTGGTGTTTGTGGTGTACGTAACAACAACTCCAGAGTTTACGAGACATCTAACTATAAGAAGATGGTTGACGAGATGAAAGAGCGTATTAAAGTGGATGGTGGTATCCCTGGTGAACTTGAACATCCTCAGTATATGAATATCACTCTGGAAAACATCTCACATAAGATTACTAATATTGACATTGATGAAAAAGGTGTGGTAAGTGGTACTATTACCCTTCTTAACACCCCAAAGGGTAAGATTGCACAAAGTATTGTTGAAGGCGGTCTTCCTCTTTTCATTTCATCTCGCGCTATGGGTAATGTAGATCCTAAGACCGGTGCAGTGACACTTGAAAAGATATCTACATATGACCTTGTCGGTACTCCTGGTTTCTCACAGGCAAGACTTCACCTTAATGAGAGTCAGATGGTTGATTTCGAAAACAAGATGAATACCGAAGGAAGCGCAGAAGTTGGTAATGATATTTACACTCAAATCTCCGAGTCAAATATTTACTACGTGACTGAAAAAGAAAATAACGAAAATAAAATAGAAGAAAATAATATGGAAATGAATGAGATTCTCGAGAAACTCCAGGCACTCGAGACCAAAGTTGCAGATCTCGAAAAAGAGAATGCAGAGTTAAAGGAGTCTGTTGAGAATACTCCTAAGTTTGATTTAGAAAAGATCGCTGAAGGCATCCAGGGTTGGTGTATTAATGAGTTCGCTCCTCAAATCGCCGGTTGGATCACCGAAGAGTTCGCTCCTGAGTATAAGGAAGAAATGGTTTCTGAAGCTATGGATTCCTTCAAGGATTACCTCCTCAACGAGGCCGCTCCTAAGATCCAGACCTGGGTCGTTGAAGAGTTCGGTGGTGAGGTTGAGAAGTGGGCTACCACAGAGTTTGCACAGGGTATCCAGAGCTGGATCGTTGAAGAGTATGCTCCGGCAACACAGAACTGGCTCACCGAACACTACGCACCTAAGGTGGAAGAACAGATCGCTAACGCAGTATCTGAGTCTAAGAAGAATAGTCTTTCATCTATCGATGATACACTGAAGCTCCTTGAAGGTATCGAAGTAAGCAAGCCTATCTTCCAAAGCGCTAAGTCCGTTAATGAAGATGCTCCTAAGTATATTAAAGAGATGCCTGAAGCAGTACGTCCTCTTTATGAGAGCGCAAGCGATGAGATGAAAGAATCTATCAACCGTCGTGCAAAACTCTATAACTTCGCAAATGAAGGTTCTATTCAGAGATTCTGGGAAAGCATTGATTTCAATAGCACTCCTACAGTGAAGAACGTTTACGAAGGACTTGATCAGATTACTGATCAGAGAGAAAGGGCTATCCGCGCCGCCTTCCGTTCTTGGAGAAGTGCACGTTAATCAAACGTCACATATTGTATGAAAAAGAGATCCGTGAGGATCTCTTTTTTTTGATCAAGTTGGGTTTAAGTGTGATTATTTAATCATGTTTCAATCATTAATACTTAATAACAAAACAATGTTTCATTCAGACTTCCTGGACGAAGATATGTGGAATCTTTTAGATACTACTTATCAAATGCCGGATAATTTTGATTTTATCATTTATGAAGTCGCTGAAGAAAAATATATAGGTAGACCCGATCTAGTATCATTAGATTACTATGGAGATGCTATGTATGCCGATGTGATATGTAAACTTAACGGTATATCTAATCCATTTGAACTTAATGTAGGTATGCTTTTAGCCCTTCCTGCTCATAAAGATATAAATAATTTCATAACAACACCATCATTAGAAGATAGGGAGCTGGATGTAGAAAATCAAAACAAACCTAAACCAAAAACAAAGAACGAAAAGAGAAAACCCAATGAAGCAATTGTTGGAAATAAGAGATTTAAGATTGATCCTGCTGCTGGTATAATAATGTATTAATGATATGGCTGATATAGTAGTTAAATTTGACCCTACACTTAAACAATCCGATATCGTAGTGCGTATGAGTAATAACGTTAGCGTCGACGAGGTCGGAGAGGAGAATCATCCTAAAAATGTAACGGATCTTCAACAAACAGCCATCTATGGTGTGCAATGTCCTATCATAGCCATTAACGATGTGGTGATTCAGTATGAGGATATCATTAATTTTGAACTAAATGATACCGGGGTCGCACCATCATGTTCGGCTACCGTAATTGATAGACAAAATCTTATATCTGAATTAAATACTCCACAATCAGATAATGAAATGAGAGTGCAAATACTTCCTCCTTTCGAAGATGTGTATAAAAAAATTGATCTTACATTTTATATATCATCGTTTAATATGATGGGGGATAATATGATATCAGTAAACGGAACATATAAAAATCCGAAGTTATCTGCGTCACAATTTAAATCGCTTGGAAAAATTAGTACATATGAGATGTTTGAAACCATTGCAAAAGAAACAGAACTTGGGTTTGCATCTAATATAGAAAACGGTGAGGATAAACGTTATATGTATTGTAACTTTATATCATATAATGATTTAATAGAAAGAGAACTCCCAAAAGCTGATGGAGAATGTATGTATGGCTGGTGGATTGATTGTTGGAATTATTTAAATTTTGTTGATGTGAAAGATAGATATGAAACAATTATTCCGAAAGATGATTTAAAGTTATGGATAACGGGGCTTGCAGATGGTGCAGTACAAGGGGAAGTTAAAGATCCTATAGAGGTTCCAGCTGAATTAACGACACTCTTTGGTACGGAAGAAAGTCAATTACATGTGTTTGATTATAGGCATAACTCTGATCCAGGAACCAATATGAGTGGAACAGACACGGTTTATTCAATATATAACCAAGAAAATCATGAATATAAAGATGTATATTTAGGTAATAAAGATGTAGAAAAAGATATATTTACCAACTATCAATATCTAGGGGAAGTATATGGCGAATATGATTATATGTTACCTCCAGTAAAACGAGAAGCGTATTTTCGTAAGATGTCTTTAAATCGACTCGAAGTTGATTTAGGATTTCCTTTATTAGGAATTCAAAGAGGGGGAAAAGTGAATTTTAGTGATTATTATGTTGATGGACAAAGATCTGATATGAAGAAAGATCTTATTGCAAGTGGTGTATATGACGATAATGCTAAGACAAATGTCCAATTTGAAGAGATAAACCCTGGAACTAATGATTTATTTGAACTCAATAAATCTGTATCAGGACAATATATGGTACAAGGGAATATATATAGTTTTTCCAATAGAAGATGGAAACAAACATGTATATTAGTTATGCCGATTGAACAACAACCGAAATTATTAAAGAAAGACGAAGAATAATGTTTAGTTATAGTGATATATATAAATTAGGGGCGACTCCTGGTACTGGTGGAGACAGGCATAATTTTAGATCTACTTCGCGAGATGGATTTAATATGCTAGATGTCCCCGATACCAGATTTTTTAAATTACTGTTTTATTTTAATAATGAAATAGACGATACTTCGGGAGGTCGAGGTCTTAAAGAATCAAATAATGTTAGCCCTCGCGAAGGGGACTGGTTCCTAGAAGGAGGGTCCGGACTGCTCACACCTGACTGGAATAGGAGCAGTGATGAATTAAACGGGGGTTATTATAAACTCAACTCTGCTTGGGGTTACTTGATGAACAACAATGAATGGGAGAGAGCAACCACATTACAGAAATTTGTAGAGTTGCTTTCATCAGTATCGACTAAATCTCCTTGGTACTTCCAAGAGATAACCGGATTAGATGAGGCTTTAGGTAGAGAAAATTTTACTATTGGAGAAGAAAGAAAGAAAATATCTATCAAATGCCTACCCGACTCTATTGACCATAGGATTGAATCCCTCCTTTCTATGTATCGCTCTATAGTATGGTCTCATGTAAAAAAGTGTGAGGTTGTCCCTGCAAACCTTCGTAAGTTTGATATGGGTTTGTTTATTTATTCTGGGCTCACAATAGGACCACATGTTCTCCCGGGTGGTGAGAAAGGAAATACTTTTGATTCGGAATCTTGGAAAACAGTCAACAGTAATATTACTAATCAAATAACGGAAGATGACAATAATACATCTGATGCGTCGTCAAATGATGTCAATAGAATATATGTGACAGATGCATTAAAAAATGCATCATATAAATATATAGAATTTCATAACTGCGAGTTTAGCATGGATTCTATTAAATCCGGAATGAGCGGATTAAATAATGCTGATGGATTTAATCAGGAGTTTAATATTGATATATATTTTGATGATTGTTACGAACAGGAATATAACCAATATATATTAAAATTGTTTGGGGATTTCTTTTTAACTGACATAGACCAAGAAACTCATGACAAACGTATAATAGATGGTTATAGAAAAGGTTTAGTAATGGATGCTGATGAAAACTCATATAAGGATGAAACAACCGAACATTTTAATTACAACAAATCGTTGTCCCCCTATGGAGTTTCTAGTACCCCTCCTAAGATGTCTTGGGTGGAACGTGCCAAACAACAATTTGTAGATGCTGGGAGAAGCATTGCATCTAATGCGGTTGACGCAGCCAGGAGGGCGGTTAGGGAGACTGCAGATAAAGCAGCTAATGTGGTTGGATTTGGTCCTATATATGGTCTTGGTAACTTCTATGAAAAGAGTATTCAAGAAAATCTTATCAAGGAAGCAAGGGATCAAGCATCTCAACTTACAAGTAAAGCCATAGGTAATATTAGTGATATGGCTACAAAGGTTATTAATACGGCACAGAATGCCATACAGAAACCATTACTCGGCGCGATTCAAGTAACATCATCTTATGTGGATGCGGGTGTCAACACTATTAATAATGTTATTGGTGGTGGTATAGATACTGTGACCAATATTGCAGATCATACAGTTAATAAATTTGTTGACAATACGGTTAAAGCAGCAACAGCTCCTGCGGAAAAACTAAACAATATGACTAATAACTTACGTAACAACATGAGTGAGTTTGCAAAAGAAACGAATACATCCATGGATAAGAAGTTAGATGAAAAATTTAATATAGAAAAAGAAACACTTAATACATCTCGTCCTAAAAAGAGTCCTGCTGTAGAGAGCCTAGGGAGCATGTCAAATAAACCCAAAACAGAGAGTTCTAATGATATGAGCTTAGGATCTATGGTATCAGCTGAAGAGCTTGCCGAGAGGGATGCTGCGATGGCTGGTCTCAATGGAGAAAAATTATAATTAATTGATTATGAAAACATTATACGAAGCACTTGATTTTAAACAGGATACAATATTTGTTATTGTTAAACCCGGTTTTCTAAAGTACACAAAGGATATTATTAAACTCTTCGAAGAGAAAGGTTGGGCCTTGGGTAAGATTCGTACCAAACAACTATTACTACAAGAAGCTCAACGTCTTTATGAGCCACATAAAAAAGAGGATTTTTTTAAACCTCTCTGTGAGTATATGATCAGTGAACCAACAACCGCTATCTTGTTTGTTAGAGACGAACCCTTGAAGAATAAGTTTAAGAAAGTTGGTGAACTCAAAGATGTAATTCGTAAGAAGTATGGCGAGAGCGAGATGAGAAATTGCATACATTCAAGTGACTCTGAAGAAAGATTGAATATTGAAAAAGGGATCTATTTTTAGATCCTTTTTTAATATATTATTTAAAGATATGGGATTTGAAAAAGCAATAGAACACGGAAAGACAAAACGTAAGCCTTATCGAGGGAGTAAACGTTTTGATTGCAGCTGTCGTAATCACGGAGAGTGCTCTTGGTGTAGACGGAATCGAACATATAAAACCATCCGAGATCTTGAGAAAACAGATCAGGAGATGAAGGAAAGTGTATGAGTATATTTGATACAAATCTTGTCGAAGAAACCTGGGTTGGTATGGGATATAAATTCTGGAACTGTACCAATCCAAAAAACACCGCTATCTGGGATGATATTCTAAAATTAAACTTCTCGCGGGATAAACTTAAAGAGAAAGTAAAAGAGTTAATATTACGAGAAGACGGAACGATGAAGATATCCGAGAGTGAGTTTCAAGACATGAATGATGTTCTTGAAAATCATAGCATATTTAAGTTAAGTAAGGAATACATATATATAATTTTAATTTGTCTCGTCGCCCCGACCCTTAATGAAAACGATCTTTCAAAAATATTCACTTCATGCCTTAAACAAACCCAACTAAGACGAGGAGCGGATGTGGTGGTTACTGTTAAATTCCCCGGAAGTGAACATTGTCTTATATTTATCAAAGCAAATACCACTACTCCTCAGGGTATAGGGATTACTTTGAAAAGAAAGTAATACTCTTATTATTTAAATATGAATAATACAACGGGAAAACCTATATGGACTAAAGAATTTGAGGACGAGGTAGACTTCGCGTTCATAACAAGAGTACAAAACGAGGTTACATCGGGTTGTAGTCTACCATTCGCTCTTCCATCCGAACGTATAACAGCTGCCATTATTAAAACAGCACAGTGGTTTTGGCAGATGGATGATCTGGCTGTTGAAGAAAGATATTATATAATCAAAAATTCCGATATACGTAAGTGTAATGCATTTAATAAGATAGTTCAACTCCCTCAACAGGTACTTGGTGTACATGGCTGTTATAGAATAGACCAAGGTATGAAGATGGGTGTAATGGGTGATTTTAGTATTGAGCGCGTCCTTTTAAGTTCATATTCTATGTTTGGTGGAGTAGGAACGGTAGGTGGTGGATTCGTACCGGGATCAACACAAGGTTATTCTCTTACAGATATGACAATGTCTATGTATGAGATTGATACATTTGAATCTACACTTAATCCCACACTTACATATAACTACAATCAATTCTCACATAAACTCGTGCTTCTCGGCGACATCAGTTGGTCGGATGTACTTATTTGTTGTGATCTAAGATGTAGGATACAGGACCTGTATAATAACTATTTCTTCTTCAAAGCAGTTGTTGCTAATTTAAAGAAAGAACTTGGTAATATATATGGTATCTATGAATTCAAACTTCCAGGCGGCGTGACTATTAATATCAGTCAACTCACCGACCAAGCAGATAATGATCTTGAAGAAGTAAAAGAATACTTTGAGAATAATAGGGCTGCTGATTATTTCTTCATGCCAAATACTCTCTAAACATATTGTTATTTATTGCAAAAACATAGTTATTTTCGATTTAAAACAAAAGGATGACCATTTAGTCATCCTTTCTTTTTTCTCTTGTTAAAATCGATTTTTTAATCCCCTACATAATCACCAGGACCCTTGCTAGCGTAGTAATCAGTAATACCTTTTCCTACTTCATCCATTACATCGGCAAATCTCTGGAGTCTCTTGTCTGCACGGAGTTCTGTGAGAAGATCTTTCATTTTCTTTCTATCAAACAGGGCAGTTATCACAATATGATACTCAGGGAGGAGCGGAGAGTGATCACTTTCGTATTTATATTCAACTTTATAAACAACCGCTTCAAATCCCTTCACGCAATCATACATCTTCTGACGAAGGATAGTTTGATCTTCAGCAGGGAGGTTATTATAACCATTTCCATAACGACTAGGTGTAAAAACTGGTGTAATGTCCTTAGTTACTTTTTCAATAACCTTATAATTATCTTCCCCGAACTGCTTATAAGTAGGAGCAGAAACATCATATCTCAATGTATAATACGGTTCACCAAGTTCAATCTCAGATCTTTTCCCATAATATACTTTTGGATTAGTGAACTCGCTGTGTATCAACCCGATATCACTCATTTCTTTATACAGTTCATCAAAGAGTGGACTCTCCTCAAAGAGAGATACACCAACAGTGAAATCAGAACCAGCAGAAACGTTCCTCTTAGAGGGGTGTTCTTTCATCCATTCACCAACGCCCTTCACTACATCCTCTTCAAACTGTCCCTTATATTTATCTACAAGCGCCATCCACTTAGGGCGAGCGTGAAAAAGATCTGTTTTAATGACCACCCGCTCGAGCTCAGTGTAAGTCTTATTCCGACTAATTATAGATTCAAATAATGTTCTCATGTATTTAATTAACAATTTTATTCTAAAAATTTATTTTAAACCCCAAATATTCTTAATTTTTCATCAGCTAATTTAATTTTTTCTTTGAGTACTGACACACAATTCTCTAATTTTTTAAGATCACTTTCATCCTGGGTGGACTTATATGAATTACCAAAAGCATTCATATATGCATCCATAAACTCTTTAAATGTATACATTAATCCGTTATCGCCATAATATGCCGGACCTGAACTAGGTTTCCAAGCTTTATATTGGGAGTTATAGCGTTTAGAATCACGAACCCAGTTTAAGAAACTAGTTACTTCATACTGGCTGAAAGATTTCGGGTCCTTTGCAACCTTCCTCACGAGTGCAACAACGCGGGTGTTAATCTTCTCATATTCGTCTATAAGTTTATCATACTCACCACTTTCATCTTTCTTCCTCGCAAGTTTAGCTTGTGCAATCAGATCTTTATATCTCTTGATATTCTCTCGCGCTATGGCTTTATACTGTTCTACATCACCCGGATTAATCATTCCCTTCCTGTTCTCTTCTCTTTCCTTATGGATATTCCATGCGGTACCAGTATCTGTACCCGTGGCTCTTCCGGAGTTGATTACAACAACAGTATATCCAACTCCGTAACGAAGGAGTTTTTCTCTGGCCTCTGTTTTTGAATATATCGTTCCAGTACTTACTTTTTCACTACTACCATTATGAGGAATATTTATCCATTCAATACCAACAGATTGACTACCACGCGCCCTGGCAACATATCCAAAACCACCAATAAACTCCCCTTTATCTTCGTTATATACTAATATAACATCAGCTCCTTCGCGGTTATTAGAACTATAAGCATCATAGAAAGCTTTTCCAAGTTCTTTCTTATCCTTCTCATCACTCATGTCATAGACATCGATATCGTCGCTGGTTATCTTATCAAGAAGCCTAATAGAGTTCCCACCAAATGATGACTCTTTTCCATAACGGAATACATCTTTAATACTGCTATAACGATCGGGTTCGTTTTCTCTCCATGAGTATTCTTTATAAGGATATTTCTTCAGCTGACGTGCCAGTCTCTGTAACCACGGGTTATTAAGAGTCTCGGTTACCACTCCTTCAACAACATCTGCTTCTATTTCTTCAGCACCACAGAAAACTTTCTTAATAACATGAACTTCATTCTTCAGTTGTTCCGCACTATACTTCTTACCATTACCACTCCAGTATAAGTTTCCGAATACAGCATCAATTCCTTCCCAACTCTTCACCTTCTTACAGTTTGTCACACTCAGATCACCTTTGATCATCCCAGGAAGACCCTTAAGAGATGTAAGGGAAGGACATAAGTTGATAGTGATGCTCCCATCAAAAACTGGCATCTTTTCAAGAAAACTGCCTTCAAGTGTGGTTAAGTTAGGGCAGTTCTCTATAATGAGTTTGCCGTGGAAATCCCTACAATTAAAATGTATTTTATCCGATTTTAACCCTGTTACAATAAGTTTACCGTTAACCCTTACAGAACCATCCTTAAAGTTAACTAAATCATATTTTCCTTTACAATTATTTAAAAATGCAGCGGCTGCGTCTTTATTTACTTCTTTTGCAAGACGATCATCACCCACTGCATCAAATAAACCTTCGTTTAACACATTGATTAATGACTTCATATATCAATAATCAATGATTGCCAGAAAGAATTTTATATTTGAGATATGTATTATATCCACATAGAAGAGGTTTACAAGTTATGTACTTATTATATATACCAATTAACGAATCTTCATAGTTCTTATCACTGGCATATCGTTTTCCGTTACAATCGACGTATTTAATCATAAGATCTTTTTCGGTCTTACCATTAACAAGGTAACGCGACTTCAGCAATTTCATATAAGGTTCCAATGAGAGATCAGGATGTTTATATTTGCCGTTTTTACTAATCTTCTCATAACTGTGCCCGTCATAAGCAAATACGTTAAATACAGAGTTGGTTTTCGCTGCCATACCCTTTGTGCCGAAATGTGACTCTAACTGTCCCTGTGCGAGTACAAAGAAAAGGTCAATATCATACTCTTCACAGGCCTTTAAGATAGCAAGCCCATTCATACAAGTACTTGGAGCCACAGTTCGGATGATACTATCAATGCTCGTGACAAGATCTGCCCGGGCCCCGTCATAAAGGAGTTCTACGTTTTCGCGATAGATTTTATAAGAATATTCTTTTTTAGAAATTTGAAATACACCAATACCCAAAGCAATAATTAAAAAAACAATGATAATGTTAGTGTTAGTGTTAGTTTTAAGAAAATTTACAAAATTTTTAACAGACATAATCTTTATGGGTTTAACCGTTAATGATTATATATAGCAAAATGATTTGTTAAATTTACTATTTTCAACGGTTTTTCCAATGCACATTCTTGAAATTCTTCAAGATATCTATTGATTTTAACATAAAGATTATACAAGAATCATATATTTTTAACGCAAGTTTCATGATAGGATTTTGGCTCTCAACTATGGGTTTAGAAAGGATGTGTTTTGCTACCCCCTCAGTACCGTAGTCGTATCCTGGAGAATATATTTTCTCCCAGTTTTTATAAGATTCAAATCTCTGTCCGTTATTTTGCCATTCCATATTAATTAGATGTTATACTTACATTCTTTGATTCCACAGGAGCAATCTTTTGTTTTAGCGCAGGTATGAGTGGAGTAAGAGTAGCACCAGCAGGTGCGGTATAAGGACTTGCACTTAGTTTTTTCGCCAATTGATCCAAATCATCACAAAGTGTCTCTGCAAATTCTTTCCACTTACTAAAAAGCATTACACTATCATCGGCTTTGCCCTCTGCCCCTAATGAAATACTATCTTTATTTATATCAATAATACGTTTGTCAGCATTCATCTTGAGCAGAACCGAACCATCTTCTCTTATATTTATAATTCCATCTTCTCCTTTTCTTATTACCCATCCATCACCATTAGAGAAATATATAGTTGCCCAGGTAGAATCTTCATATTCTTTATTAACAAGTATCTCCACATTCTCTCCTTCTTCAGCTATCTTAAAATTACTATTGGTAGACATATAGTCTTTTCTAAACCAATGTAACTGAAGTGAGTTACCCGTAAAATTTAATATCCATACTTCATCCCCCACCTTAACACTTGAAAACGCATTAGCGTGTGGGGTGAAAAATGGTGGATAGATTGGAGGGAGGAGTTCGGGATCATCTTGATCGGAGAATAATCCCGGTGCCGATGCCTTGATAACCCCATCTTCAAGCACCTGCATAACCTTCCCAGGTCGCATTACTCCATATGCATATCTCATATTCTAGATTCAGATAATTTTATACCAGATTCATTCAGTTTATGTTGTCCATGTCCCCACACAGTTACATTAGCTTCCGACCATCCATCACCGGCAGATATTATTGTTCGAGGTTCCCAATAAGGAAAGTTTGTTTCTATCTCAAGAGATAATTCCATGGTTCTCAATTTATTATCTACAGTGGTTCCATCCATATCAACCATATACTCATTATCTAATGATGTAGGGATAGTGTATGAACATTTAATAGCTTGTCCTAGATAAGATATATTATATGTTTGTACAAACGCAAGCTTAGATAATACCTGCTGAGTGAGTTCCATCATATCCCCCCAGGAATCCACATAGTACTTACAATCAACAGTTAACTTCAAAGGCATCCTTCTAAACTCACCCACGAGTGTATACATAGAATCTTCATTTTCATACTGTAACTGACCATGTATATAAGGTGATGTTAATTGATCGGCTTCGATTGTTAACCCTTTAACTGATACTATACATCTTGGAACCGAGTTGTATACATAATTCTCATTAGATACTTCGAGGGGCTCTATGCTAGCATCCTGTCCCTTGACACTCAAATACATAGTGTCATCCCCTGTGCTTATTATAAAGTGAGGAATTTTCTCGTTACGTATGGTTAATGAGTCGTTTAATTTAACAAGAAGTCCCTTAATTACAATAGGGAAGAAGAGAGATTGGTTGTTTATATCAATCTCCCCTCTTTTAATTTTATCTATCAGTTCTGTTGTTATATGTGATTTCATATAATATTGTTATTTAATACGAGCTTTATCAATTAATCTCCAAAACCAACTTTTTGTTTTTGTCGCGGGTGTGTATGGAGTACCCGTTCTATTGCTATATGCAGGAACAACATTTGTCATATCCTTACCTGCCGAAATAGTAATACTGTATGTATATGGATCTTTATAAAGTGATGTTCTCAGGTCAAATGAAATCGTCTTATTTATTGTCGGATTATCTGTATCGATAGTTCCCCATCCCGCATATTCAATAGCAATAGGAATCTGTAGCGTTTCACCAGGATTAATAGATTTCTTACTAAACGCTTCTTCAGGAGTCATAAATAATGTTTTTTCATCATATACAACAGGGTATACGTCCATAATAACACCTGAAATGTCTTGAGCTTGGGCTTGTTCCATCATGATGTAAGATTTATCCAATGACAACTTGCCTTTAATTTTCCATTGAATTCCGGAGTCATAATATTCTGTCCCGTCATAAGCATTCTTTATTCGGAAGGTAATAATCTGGTTTGTTCGCTGGAGTTTAAGTGTTTCACTATTATTTTCATATGTTTTATAATATACACCTTCTTCACTACTTTCCTCATGAACACAATATGAACTAGGATCAAATAAATGTTTCTGTAAAGTATTTAATTCTACGTCGGATTCACCCGGGAATAAAGAATATATATTAACTACTTTATCTGTGATATTAGTGATGTTTATAGCGGCTATGTTAGTAACATACGGCTTACTGACATTACCACCATCAACCTTTCCTTGCCACACGTAATTACCTATATTAATAAGAGGATTCGCTGTAGTGAGTAACGAAGAATCAAATTCAGATAGATCTTTCATAGTGGCTACACCCTTATTATAAGGACTAAGGACAATACTTGATGAATCACCATATTCAAATGTAACTTCAAGTTGTTCAGATATATCACCAGTAACCTCACCGAGAAGTGTAGCAATATTATTATTCATCTCCTGTAACTTTGCAGAAAGAGGAACAACGCGCCTATTATCCTCGGTGTAGAAGCCGCTCGCTATATTATCAGGATTATGGAAGTACGTCTTATCTTGATCAATAATAGCATCGTCGACATGTTTGATTACTCCATGACCCTCGAGGATGGTTTCAAACCTACGGTTTTCAATGTCACTATTGTTTTCCTCAATCATATCCACTATATCAACATCCTCGATAAGTTCTTCAGGGAAGGAAATAGAAAGCACATCACTCCAATTAGATGTAAGCTGTACAAACGGATATCCATAATCGTATACCACCCTCACTTTAATATTAACAACCTCACCCTGTGTGATAGGAATATCGAATTGATTGAATGAAGGTTCATTTTTATTATCAATATTCTGTTCAAGAGCATATCCGTCATCTGTTTTAACTGTAGGACGAAGCGGTGTTTTAAAGTCATTCCAATCGGAGAAAAGGAAGCTTTGTTCTCCTTCATTAAATGATGTTGCCTTTCCAACAGACTCAGCCCTTGGATTAACATACTGGTAACGGATCTGCACTCCTTTCACATGATCCCAAGTATCCTCACTAAATCCGGCTGCCATCCTACCTTCAAACGCTTCGTAATTAACAAACCCACGAATACGATATTTTGCTCTCTCAATAGGAATAGTTGCGTTCTGCGCGGTTTGAGATATAGCCTGCATATTACTATTCAAACTATTAATAATGTCGTCTTTCTTCTTATTAAGTTCGGAAAGGGTATTCTCTGCAGTTTGACGGGTACCTGTGGTGTCTTGGAAATTCGTTGTAGATATGATTTCCTGTTGATCATTAATTTTTGTTTGTATCTGTTCAAGCTGGGTTTTAAGAACTTGCTTAGATTTATACAGAGATTCAATGGTCTCCATAGCTTTATTGTCACTAAGATGACCATTGATCTTAACAACCTTGTTTAATATTTCGTCTGTGTCAATCTTTGCGTCTTGTAAACGCTTAATATCATCATCTGAAAGTGATGTTGTTGTAGAACGAGACATCACTGTAGACATCTCATTAAGTATATCTCCTATATTCTTACAATTCTTGTAGTAATCTTCATAATTAACATTATCTTCATCCTTAAGTTTTCTTGTATCAACCATTACACCTGTACCCCAGGGGGCGCGAATATTCATACGACTATTAAGAGGAGCAATAGCTACATATATATATTGGTCTTCCTCGAGAGGAACCTTAACATATTGATCATCTTTAAACTCCTTATAGTTCATAAAGAACTTTAGTTTAGAAGAATCGGGTATATATGTGAGGTCATCACCAACCCCAAGGATATTAGCAAATCCATTATAAACATTCCAAAGTTTTACTTCAAGTGTATTGTAATTCAGATCGTCAATAACAAATTTCGTCTTACCATCCCAAGTAACAAGATAATCTCCCTTTTCTAAACGTTTTTCAATGGTTTGATCAAATAGTAAGTAGTTAAGACCCTTTTGATATCCTTCGGGTGCCTCCTCTCCGGCAAGTCTCACTGTGTAATATTGATTTAGATTATCATCAATTTCTTCTTTTACAACCTCTTTAATAATATAGTTGCCGAATCCTAATCCAGAACGGATAGGAAGCGATTTAACTGTATCATAATATATATAGTCTTTTCCTTCTTGTAGATTATTAAGTAACTTATAAAGATCTCCCCAATTCATCTGCATGGTTGTATTCTCACCAAGTTCATTAACAAATATCTCTTTAGCTGCATCAGAAATGGCGACAACCTTCCTCACGTCTACAGACACCACATCATTAGGAATACTTGATGTATCAAATTTAAGATAAGGAACTGGTGTTAAGAAATCCTTAAATACATTATTTTCTTCATGATAAAATGTATCCTGATTACCCAATACTAATGAACTGGGTGCTTGTTCAAATTTTCTAACCTCAATTGAACGAGAGTCTCCATCAAATGCAAAATATGCTTCGGATGTCTCCGGTGCATTAACGAGATTCTCAAAATCCATTTGTAGATTATTGAGTTTGTTTTCTAATGAAATAAACGATGGTATTACGTAAGTTGAACCATCGATAGTTACACTGATATTATTTTTATCAGTATTAAACGAATCATTCAGTGCTTTTAATAACTGAACATTAGTATTCGTGAGTTTTGTTACTTGTGCAAGATAATCTGATATACCCATTATTATACAACTTGAAATTAAACAAATAATAATGTATAAAAACAAACTCATTTATATTTTCGATATTATTATTTTGATATGAGTTATAGTATAAATATAGATAAATCAAAATATAACGAACAAGGTTCTTCCCACATAAGGATGAATCGCGAGTATCTATTAAATAACCAGATTGCATCTGAGTTTAATACTTACCTCTCATTTGATATACATAGAACATTTAGTGATATTACCACTGAGAAAGAGAGAGCCGACGCTATAGGAAGGGCTGGAGATGACGGTCAGTTACAATATCAGGTGGGTGTATTAGGAGCGAAGTCATTATTTAATAGGTTTGGCTCTGTGATTATTGGTGGTGACCCAAAGAGTGGAGACCCAACGGACGCTATAGGAAGTGGTACTTCTTACGACCCTCTACACTCATCGGAATTGAGAATATCTCACAACGCCCCTCTCATTGATACTCCGGAAAATAGGCTCGCAATGAGAGATATTTCAAGAGATTGCTCCATAAAAAATCTTGTTGAAGACTCCAAACAAGGATTACTTGGACGTGCTATATACTCATATTCAGATTTCATGTATTGTAAATACCTAGGCAGAACATCGAACAACTATCTTGTGACCTTGAGGAGATTTCCTACCCCTGTTGATGATTATATATCTTCTGCAGGTAGCGTGGAAACACGTAATATTAGGAACGCTCCAAATCCTGGTAGTACATCGGGGGATAAAGCCAGGATTAGTTCATCCAACCCACTTCCAATAGGTACTATGGTGACATGGATGAACACTCCGGGAAATAATCTTGAAGAGATATTAAAATATAATGTCAAGATGTCGTATAATGAGAAAAAGGCCGACTGGCAGCAGGCTGATGTGAATGCAGACTCCAGCTCAAAAGCACTCAACGCACTAGCCGCCTTATCTGACTCTACATACAGGAAACAATATGCGGCTGGTTATGCGGGTGGCGCTATTAATCCTTATATGGAAAAATTCTTACCCCTCGGATTAGGTAAAGATATGGATCCACCATATTCTAATATGTTTGGATATGTGGATAATAACCGAGTATATGGACCTGTTGATGCCATCAAAAAAGTGTATTATAGGGGCGAGGATGGATTGGATTTTGATCAATCATTCAAACTCACATTTGATTATGAACTTAGGAGTTATAATGGTATTAATGGTAAGGCAGCAATGCTTGATTTAATATCAAATATTCTTCAAACAACATATAGTCCTGGTGACTTCTGGGGTGGTGGTTATCGTGGAGGTGGTGCACATCAAAACAATATATTCGCTAACCTGAATATTATGAAATGTAACGGAGGGCTTTCTGATTTCTGGAATGCTTTTACTCAGGATGCTTCGACGATCACAACAAAGATTGGTACTGCAGTGGAGAGGAATGGTGGTTTATTAGAGACGGCAAAGAAAGTACTTAATAGTCTCGGTGGTATGCTTGCCGGTGGTTTCTTAAATAAACTCGGCAGACCACAACGCTCTGGCGCATCATCATTACTTGTTAATGCTCCCACTGGGCTTTGGCACGTAACCATAGGTAATCCATATCATCCTATTATGTCATTAGGAAATATGGTATTAACAAACACAACCATTACTCATTACGGACCACTTGGGCTTGATGACTTCCCTACAGGTATAAAAGTAGAATGTGAATTAACTCGCGGTATGCCCAGAGATCTTCGTGGTATACAAACTATATATATGAATGGCAACGATCGTATATATGCTACTATGGGCCCCGAAATATTTGATTTATATACTCATGCTAAACTTTATAGAAAAGAGAATACAACATCAGCTCAATTAAATCAAGAAAGGCAGAAGATACAAGCGGTTTCAAAAGAAGTTATAAAGATTACTAAAAAAGGGCAAAAAACAAAAAAAGAAAAAAATGGAAGCACCGTACCTGTACAAAATATTCAATCCGCTGAAGATATGCAAAAAGAACAAAAACAATGGCAGGCAATAAGAGATAAATTAGGTGATCATTTAAATACCTTACAAGATTTCTTTGGTACAAATGATATATATTCTATTTATCTTGCTTCTGCTGAACAGGAGTTTGGTGCATATAAAGCTAAGAAAAAGAAGAGCAGTTAATGAATATTAAAGAATTTAAACCATCCAAGTCTTCTCGCTACAGTCAAGGTTATATCAATGCAGGATCTTGCAAAAAGATTTTTCCTCAGTTTGAGCATGATAAAGTGATATACCGATCCTCGTACGAGAAGACTTTTATTCATTGGTGTGAGAGTAGTCCAAAGATTAAACATTGGGCAAGTGAGTGTATATCAATACCTTACATGAATGCAGAGGATGGACAATGGCATCATTACTACCCCGATTTCTTTGTTGAGTACGTGGATGGCGGGTATGCTGTGATAGAAATAAAACCATCCTCTCAAACAAAACAACCAGTTAATGAAAACAGTTGGTTTGCGAGAGAATGGCGCAAAAACTTTTGTAAGTGGAAAGCTACTAAGGAGTTCTGTGATGCTAAAGGTTGGGATTTTAAGATTCTTACAGAGAAAACTATTAATCAAATGTATTAATGTTGTCACATTTAAAATTTCCTTTGAGGAAATCATCAAGAACATCTTGCTCCCATCCACAACAATCAATTATATAAGACGCACATATCTCAATTGCTCGTTTAGTTTCTTGAGAGAAGTATTGTGTATTTATGTCATTTTCTTTGCATATATCATATTGTTCTGCACCTCCACCCGCATAAGAAAAAAGAAGATTTTCAAAATAATGTTCTTCGTTACTCATACCTCAATCAAATCTAAATACACACAAATTGAAAGAATAGTGAGCCAAACAGGTGATACAACAATTGCCGCTAATACAATAAGAAGAGCGAGTGTAGTCAGCGCCGGCATCCCGAGTAAGAGAATAATCGAACCAAATAACTTTCCAAAAAACTTTTTCATATTTTCTTCGTATATCTATTTTGTTTAATTCTATCTATCACAATCAACACCGCGATTGGTAGAACACATGCGATTATAACTCCAACAGATATCCACTGTAATGCATTAAATGTTAAAATCATATTATATTAATTAATTTTCCCTCTGTTTATCTCCCTGCCACTGTCCATCATAGAGTTTATCGTCATCCACCGGGTTACTCTCAAACACCAGGGCCTGCGCGATTCTAGCATAGGGTTCAATAGAGATGGGAAGAATGACATGAAGGAAACAACCCATATTCTTCGTTTTAAATCCCCCATCAAACTGTCCGCTATGACAAATTGCACCACACCTCACAAGACTTGACCTTGTCTTGATATGAAGGGTAGCGTCACGAGGAACATCACAACCCTGGGTAAACTCTACCTCGTAGTATCCAGGAGATAAAATATAAGACTTGTCATACTTATATGCTTCCGAAGTAGGAGGGATAATAGATTTACCATCTTCTGGAATAAATCCACCAGCCTTTTCGTTTACTGCACTGATTTTCTTAACCCTCAGGTCAACTCCCTGCTGCTGAACACATTTCTCATCAGCACCAATGACAATGCCTTTATTAATAATTTCTTTACCTGTTAACTGCATAATATCTATTCTATTTTATTCACACAATATTTAATGACTCTCCCTGAATCGAGTGGGTCAATCAGTTTATATTCGTCCCAATCAATCCATTCGTTGTCCATTTTGATTTTTCCGGTGATGTCATATAATATATTTTTAATATATGTAGCGAAATGATTATCTATAGGATTATACATAATCTTCCCATTAAATCTTTCTGCAAGAATCTTTGCAAACCAATAACAACAACCATTTGTAAAAGTATCTATTGTTCCCGGATTCTGAAAATGTTTAATAAAATCACACACTTCAGGATCGCCATATACGGGAACGAACGGAGATAATTTATGGTTTTTATCATATCTCCGAACATCAACTCCAAATTCATCAATTAACACTTCCCACTGAACACAAATACAGACGCCCATCCACTTCCTTCCATCTTTCTGTGAGAATGTTTTAATTAATTGATAATCATGACCTTCTTTACTTCTCACGAGTCGACGAATGCAATCTCGATTATCTGCAAATTCTTTTAATCCATCCCAACTCCACTCATTGGATAGACCCTTTACCATATCCTTAAAGTACCCGTTGTTAGTTACTTCGTAAAAGTAATCAGGAGTAACGTAAAGGATTATATCGGATTCATCATGAAGACCCCATCCTTCGGTTCGCCCATAGTAGTCACTCCAAAGCTCTATACACATATCTCCTGTCTCCCATGTTCTGAATTTCTCGGAGTAGTTTAACCAGAATACATCAAGACCCGGCGCGTAGTACTCTACGGAACAGTCTATGCCTTTTTGCTGAAATATTCTTTGAGTGGGATCGTTATAATCATAACGTTTAATGCATGTTCCTCCTCTTGAACAATAGAACGCGTCCGCTCGAGGCTGATTACTCTGTTCAACTTTTAGTGATGTAGAAAAATTATAATGATGATAACTCATACTTTAATATATTAAAAATCGAATAAATTCATTTGAATACTTCCATCGGGGTTGAGTGTTTGATATCCAATAGCTTCAAGAATTCTATTAAACGGATCAATCATATACTGTCGGAACATCTCATCTCGAGAGATAGGGGCGTACTGATCAGCCCACTTCGGATACTTACCTCTCTGGAACGCAAAATAACTAAGATCACTCTTGACTCCTGCACCCTTCGGACGGAACATATAAATCTTAAACTTACTTCCTCCGTACCAAGGATCTCCAGGAAGATTGTATTTATTCCTTAACCAGTTATATGTCCCAAGCGCGCGAACATTACTCGGGCACTTCGGCGCTACCTGAAGAGTTTCTCCTGTATCGTTAAGGATATATTTTGTATATCCGTTAATACCGACACTCGCACATATATCTTCAATAGGAGTGGCAAAGAACTTCACTTTCTCCTCTTGCATCTTGATATTAAGTTTCTGTGTGATAAACTGCTCATCTTCCTCTTCAAGAAGGTATCTCACCATCCTTTTAAGACCTTCACGTGCCGCTTTGGGAACACTAGATTTAATCATTTCAAGACCTTTTACCTTCAATGGAAGATTATCTGTGTCAAAAACCTTGCCGTCTTTCCAGAGAAGGAGCTGTGCGTAACGTTTCTTAACATCGAGACGAACCTCACTTAAAGAAATTGTCTCGAGTTCGAATGCATGAACCGATTTACCATGCATGCTATCATAGTAAGAATCAATAAATTCCTTATTATGTTGATCCATGAACTCGGTATTAAATCTCACTAATATATTAAGTTGTTCCTCTAATGACATCTCCTCCCATCCTTCTATTGTTGAAAGAAGTCCTTCGTAGGAGATATAGAGGCTATCTGTATCTCCCCCAGTTATGGCGACTAGTTGTTTTTCTTCTTGCATGTTAAAATATATTTAAAAGTCGACATTCGTTTATCAACACATTAAGATCTGTTGTAAATACTTCACTCCAATTTAAGTTATGATCTTTAGCCCATTGACGTTTTTTAACATCTCTTTCAGTCCATGTATATATTGCGGTTTCATAAAATGAATGTTTATCATTTTCATTTATTTTAGATTTCCATTTATTAAGCAAATCAATATCATTTGCATTGTTTTCATTATATGGACGGGGACCATGAACCCAACTGCCTTGTATTTCTAAATATGAATTTGTTTTAGGAAAATAAAAATCACAATCAAATGGATAATTATCATCGTGGTGTTGATGATCAAATTCTATATTATTATCTATTAACCATTGTTTAAAATCTTGTTCTATTTGAGAAGAACAAGAAGTTCCATTTTCTTTTTTAGTAATAAATATTTTATCAAGAATTTCTTTTGATTGTACTGGATATTCTACTCCGTATTTTTTTAAATTAGTCTGTTTAATTTTTTCTTTTATTTCTTTCGCTGCAAAAACATTATCAACCCCATATTTTTTAAGATTGATTTCTTTTAATAATATTTTTATTTCTTCCGCTGCAAATGGATTATCAACTCCATAATGTTCTCTCCATGTTTGTATAGATTTTGACCTCACTTTGTCAGACCCCCAACCCCAATCACATCCATATTTTTCAAGATTTGTTTGTTTAATTTTTTCTACTGTGATAGGAGATGCCGTTCCCATCCCACCATATTTTTTGGTCATTGTTTGAATTTGCTTTTTGACAATGTTTTTATTTTGCGATGGAAATCTCACGCCGTAATGATTTTCGCAGGTATCTTGAGATTTTTTTAAGAATTCTTCTTTTTGTAATGCGCGTTTCACCCCATATCGTTTCATCATTGTTTTTTCAATTTTATCTCTTACTAATTTGGATTGACATGGATTTTCACACCCATATTTCGAAATATTAGTTTGTTTTCTTCGTTCTTCTACAACTGCGTCTTTTCTACTACAACTAACACAACAATATTTGTGGTATCCTTTTTTAAAATTTATATACGAAGTCGGTTTACCACATATTGGGCATTTTGGGTAATCATTTAAATTATGAAAATACCAATATAATCTCTCAGACATTTTTAAATTATCCGGATACCCACAATTCATCAAATACTCATAAAATTCGGGCCATTTGCTTTTTACATTTTGAGAATTACAATGTCTACTATCTATGTCGTCTATTTTTGGAAATCTGTTTTTATCCATATATAGTATTTATTAGTTATTTAATAAAAAATAACATTATAAATATTCTTTTTTAATCCTGATCCCCAGTTTTTTATGTAAATCTGTTAGTTTAAACCAATTTTCTTGTAAATATTGTGGGATGTGTCTTTCCATAAGATGAATTAGATCTCTGCCCGATGCTGTTATGTCATTGGAAACCAATATATTATACCAGAACATAGCTATGTGAGAGGAGCCCCCATAACAAGAGTTCATAAGTAGCTTACAACCTTGTTCATATGATATGTAATAAGTAATTTGTTCTTTAAGCTTTATTTTAAACTCTTTGATTTCTTCAACTTGCATTTTTTTAATATCATCTGCACTTTTAATCTCATAACCCAACTCTTTAAGATCTTTCACAATATTTTCCGGGTATTGATTCTTTGAAATGTTTTTCCTCTCTAATATATGATCGATATCGGACATCACTGTTGCATCTAATTGTTTCGCTAAGTATTTGCTCACATTTCTATCATTCGCAAGTTGTGTCCATATAGTTCTTAATGAATAATCTTGATCATTTTTATATACGCATCCATTAACAGATACAATATAATTTGGATCTTTTCTATAAGATGTTAATTTATCCTCATCCAAGAATTTCGCCACAAATTCACCCAATTCAGGTTTATCTACAGTCCCTTTATTTTTATAAACTTCTGGGCCAACTACGATGTATTTCGAAATATCCGAACGATATTTATTCAATTCATCTTCCAACCAATAATTACCAATAAGATTTTCAAATCCAAAGTTAAGTCCGCGCCCACAACTAGGATACAATCCTGAGAAATCGTTACAACACACGAATCTATGTTTACCCGGTATGGGTGCTTTAACGTATGCTCCAACTAATCTATCTCTAACCCTATCATTTGTGTCCTCTGGAACCACTACGAGATTTTTCGATCTATAATAATCATACAAAAGTGCTTCTGTCAATGCGATTTTACTAAAACATTTACCGATCATCTCTTCACAATAAAGTGCCTGAGAATATATATTTTGCATCGTTTTAAATTTCTTATCGAGTAGCTGAACAAGGAGACTATCAATACCATTATAAAATACATATCGATCGTAATCGCTTCTATATAGATCATCAAGTGATCCATCATATTCTATTTTATGAGAATGAATCATTTCTCCCGCTACGAAATCAAGACTCATACTTTCCTTGATTGGCATGACGACATAGTCGAAGTTTTCTATAACATCCATAAGATCTAAAACAAGGGTATGGCAGGGCATAGATAACCCTACTTTCTCCTGTCTCTGATTAGTATAATTCTTCATCGTTAAGGAATGATTTGCCGAACAACAACCAAAATAGATATTAGGATAATAGAACTTACAACGATTCTGAATATACTGCCAGTCAAACATTATCGAATTCCACCCAGCAAGAACAGGAACCACAGCAACTATCTTTTCAAGGAAATACCTAAGCATAGCTTCTTCACTAGGGAACACCACATACTTAATCTTTGGCATTGGAAGTCCTAGCTCATGAAAATATTCGAGTTTGTTTATATACTCCTCAAATCTACTCTGAAGAAGCTCGTCTCCATCGGGCCCGAGTGGTCTCGTCCCAAGAATCATCGCATTACACTCTGGGGAGACAATAGATATGGTTGTGATAGGAAACTTTGCTTCAGATGGCTCAGGGAACTGTTCAATCTCATCAGGAGAGTTCCTGGTGAGTGTCTCAATATCAAATGTATAAAGCTTTGGATTAGTTTTACCAGCAAGGAGTTTTTTGTATTGCTCAGGAAGCTCTTTAATGTAATTACGAATATCAAACCTATGTGGTCTCTCGGTCCATCGGATATCACACTTACTCCCATCCCAGTTCGTGTATTTACCTGTAGGTGTTTTATAATAAGATTTAAATCGTTCTACGTTGAAATTGAGAACGTTTTTTGCTCCGTTTTCCTTGATATAGGAAATAGAAAAATTCTTTTTGTTAGAATTATAATTGTAGTCGAGTATCATATATTACCCAATTTTTACTTGTTAAAATCAAATAAATATATGTATTTTACTTTTATTATTTAAGCATGAAGTTATTGACGAACATAATACTCACATCACAAGATATAATCACAAAATCATATGTATTAGAATACAAACCCGCAGAAAACGATATTCATTCTGACACATATAGATACAAGGGTTCGTGTGATAATGAAAATATCGCAGGAAATATATCTGTGATTATGAATCAAGATGAGTCACATATAGTTAAGTCAGTGAATGAATGGTATTTCGAAGACACAACGGTCGGTGGGGAGACACAGACTATTCCAAACGCCCATCTTACTATATACTTTCCTCAATATGGGATTGAAGTCAATAATCCAAAAGCTCGTTATATACTTACCGCGTCTACTTTTATTGGTGGACACCTTATTGAATTAGGATGTTTTACTTTTAAGAGGACAGATGCTCTTGCATGTACTCCCGTTAAGTTCGGTGGGATGAGTGAATATTATGAAAGTATCGATTTTGTATTGCCCGATTTATATACTATAATTTCTGAAAACTATTTCAATATAAATGGGGCGCGCATGGATTTCAATAACGATTTTAATAATGATTATACCATATATCAGGAAAATTTCGATACTAAGGAGATATCGTTAAATCTTTCGTTATATATTGTTGATTTTGTTGATGATAAATATATTAAATCGGATTCTTGTAATAGTGGGCAAAATAATATTATTATATACGATCCAAAAGATTTACAATTAAAGGCTGGTATTGAATTGAATGACCGTAATGATGATTATAATATTTGCCTTAATTTAGATTTTAATAAGAAGTCTTCTGATGATAATATAAATGATTATATTTTAAACAATTACGGAATTATTAATCCTATAGGTTTATATAGAACTGTTATAATGGATGAAAATGATATATATAAAGCATTCGTAAAAATAGGATTAGAAGATGAATTAAAGATACCAATGAATGAAGGACCATCGGTTCAATCATTGGGGTCTTTCTTTAACTGGGATAATTGGAAACCTGGGTTATACATACAATCGTCTATCTCGATTATAGATGGTGATACGTGGACAGAGGAGGAAGTGGATGATGGAGAATATGAACCAGCGTTTGTATTATTTTCAAATAAGCTTATATTAACACAAGATTTATTTGCAAAGTTGATAACGCCGAGTGAGTTTGAAAGTAGAAAAGTAGAAATAAGTGCAATAGACATGAATAATATAAATGTAACGGCCATTAATAAGATAGAACAAAATATTAAAACCGTAAATATAAACAACGCAGACACTAAGAGTCATCTTGTACAACCAGTATTCTATCAAACAAGAAATCTTAAGTCAGTCGCTATTCATCCTGCTGTGACAGAGAATATTTCTCTCCAGTTGGATCAATATAAGTCGAAAGTAAAATCCTTCGTTCTCCAGGTTGAAGGTATTAACTTTAAAGAAACCGCCAGAACAAGTGCTGGTGTGATATTTAAAGTGGTTGGTAAGTCTCTTCCAAAAACAGTAGACGAAGGAACATTATACATTCTTAATCAGGATTTAGAGTTGGTAACAACAGGTAAATATATATACATTTATTAATTATGGTTGATTTTTGTTTAAGTACCAAAGGAGGTAAATCAAGTCTCAAGAGTGAGAGAGATCTTATTGTTCAGCAAGTGGATCTTCTCTTTGATACTACTCCAACGGAAGTACTTGGGTTTGATGGATTTGGTACTGAGTATGATAAACAATTATATAACACTCGTTTATCTGCAGGAAACTTAAAATCCATCATTGATTCCGATCTCGAAATGCTTAACTTATTTGGATGGAGTCATAACACAGATGTATACCTCATGAAGGGAACTGAACGTGATATAGTAGTAATTGATATAAAATTTAGAAAAGGTGGTCAGACACTTCAAAAAACATATAATATTGTATAAGACATGAAACTTTTTTCATTATTAGAGAACAAATTTAGTAATTTTTTAACCGCGGCTAGAAACTATCTTTCTCAGGCGTTATCAAACTATGGAGATAACTATGGCAACTCAACTATCTTTGGACAGTTGATTAATGTACTTGGTGGTGTAGTGCAGAATGTAATGCTTTATCTTGAAGACTCACTTACTGAACAAAATAAATGGACAGCACAAAGAAAGAAATCTATTTATGGTCTCGCAGCTCAAAGCGGTTATCAACCCGATTTTGGATCAGCCACTGGTGTACAGTTGCTTCTTAGGTTTATTCCTAACAACCAACAAACACTTAATGTTATTATCCATAACAGGGAACAACTCACGTGTACGCAGAATGGTCTTAAATACAATATTATACTTCCTCAGGAAGCACTTGTTCTCGATGTAACAAAAAATCCTACACCGAAATATCTCTATGCTGTTGAAGGTACGTTTGACTCGCAGACATTTGTATCCCGTGGTGGGCAGTATTATACACAAAATTTTCAATTTGATGGTAATGTTGATGTTAAGTATATGACAGTTACCATAAACGACGAAGAATGGGAATATGTACCATCTATATACGATATGGACCCCCAAGCTAAACAATATACATACACAGCCGGATTCTCTGGTGGTATTGATCTTATCTTTGGTAATGGTGAACACGGCATGCCGCTTGCGGATGGAGATGTTATTAAAGTCACTTACCTGATGCATGATGGTGAGATGGGTAATCTCAGCACGGATGTTAATACATATTTTTCATTTGATGGAAGTATTACTGATATATCTGGTGAAGTCGTGGATGGAAATAATATATTCGTTATTACACTTAGTACAGTTGATGGTGTGACCAGTGGGTCGGATACTGAGGATATAGACAGTGTGAGACAAAATATAGGATTTAATAGTAGATCCCTTGTACTCGCGTCTCCTGATAATTATAAACATTTCTTAAATAAATATTCGTTTGTGGGATATAACAGAACATGGTCAGAAAGAGGTTCACTTATTGTTAATACACTGGCTATGAAAAACTATAAATTGAATCTCGATCAAGACATAGATTATTTCAATCTCAGGGAAGAAGACTTCTTATTATCTCACGAACAAAAGCAATCTATCATTAATGCAGTCACATCAAGCGGAAATCAGCTTGCGGGTATCACATACAACATTATTGATCCTGAGATATGTAAGTACTTTTTAACTGTTTATATAAAGATGAAAAGTGATAAGTATGATAGGTTGTATACAGAGAATGCCATTAAAAACTCAGTCGCTAAGTTCTTTGCAAATATAGTATCCGATCAATTTATTCCCACATCCGATATTGAAAGAACACTTCTTGACGAAGTGGAAGGGATTGATGGTGTGAATTGTTACTTCTTATCTGAAAAGAACGAGACCGCATTACAAAATCAGGAATATACAATAAAAACATACGTTTGGAATAATTTAGAAGGTAAATATGACATTAAGGAAGAAACTGTACATTTATTTCCTGGAGAGAATCCACATCTCGGACTTGACTCTCATGGAAACATATTACTTACTTCCGATCATGAGTTCCCAGTTCTCATGGGTGGATGGGATTATCTTACTGTAGATGAAGATGGTAATCCTACAACGGATGAAATATATGTCAACGAACCTTTAAATATAATTTTTGAATAATGATTCAGTTTTTTGATAAAGAAGGAAATTGTTACTCCGGCACTGCTCCATATATCCATTGGTTTGATGGGGGACAGTCAACAGATCTTCAATACGTAAAAAGTATCTTCTTACTATCTAATTATAGTGAGTTGACATTTACTATCGAAGACCCTAATAGTAAGTTTAGAATTATTTCTTTCGATGATGTAAAAGAAGTAGAAGAATTTGAAGACGGAGTTAATGTATTCCTTAGTAAAACTATAGAAGGAACCCAGTATGGGGATTATTTTGCTTATCAACTTCTCGTTAAAGCAAGTAGTGATGTCCCCGGACAATGTACTGAGGTTATAAATATTGAAGAACCCGGTGAACAAATGATTATTGGTGCAGACTTCTATGAGTTAGACGAAATAATCAAAATCAATCTTGGAAACAGGGGCACAGAGATTCCTGAAACTATTCAAAAAGCTATATATGAAAACAATATAAGGGAAGCTAATATTGACGCTATATTAGTTAATAGAAAGTTTAAGGAATTGATTACTAATTACTTAGACATAATGGATGGTAAAGGTTCTTATGATTCATTAGTAAAATCCTTAAAGTGGTTCGAATGGGGTAAGCATGCTCAATTGCTTGAGGTATGGAAGAATAACGAAGGATACTTTGAAAAAGAACTGGAGAATATACTTTCTGAAGAATATCAGGATTTAATATATACTCATCAAAAAACAAACTACCTTGCTATTCGTTCTGCTTTGTATGAGTTAACTGATGGTTTTGACGAAGAGAAAAATCCTGTTGTTGTCAGAGATCCTTCTCTTGTTTGGTCAAACGACGAAATGGGATTAAAGGTGAGTTTACTGGGGGCTTTCTTTGAAAGATATTTTATGCCGATCCACCTAACACTCAAACGAGCTTCTGTTGAAGATATAATATTCACTCCAAGTATTAAAATTCTTACAGGAACTCTTCCTAGTAGGGCGAATTGGTTTCATGATGATGTAGTGGTGGATATTGATATGAATCACACGGTGGTGCTTGGAGAACATGAACCAATTGCTGTGAGTAAAGATACATTTTTTGCATCTACTGTTGGGGTGAGCGGTCAACAAATAAGTCCTACCGATGCTGGTGTGAAACCTTTAAGCGAAATCGAATCAGAAACCGGAGAATATCCGGTGGGTTCCGACTCAGACGCTGATGAAGAACTTGGTATCATATGGTCGCATATTCGTGGAGGTGTGGGTGTAGTTGTCCCTATTACAGTAACGATTCCTATTCCTCGGGGAGATGGCATATCAGCAGAGACATTATATATAAAGAGAACAGGTAGTGATCCAGTGAGAAAATTTGAACAAAGATATATTCCTTCACGACAAATAACTGTTAAAAAATATGATCCTGAAACAAAAGATTGGGTAAACGCAACAATATATGCATGTCAGTTTACATTTTATCTCTTCTCAGATAAGGAGGAAACTGTTGAGTTCTCATTGCAGTTACACTCTCTATCAGGGCACACTTACACTGCATGTTCCGGATATGATGCTATAGATACTCGTGGTAGTTATATAGATATATTAAAAGTAGGCAATAAAGTATTCGATGGTATATTTGAAGGAGATGATCCCTGGGCTACTTGGAATCCTTGGGAAGGGATGATTGATAACGGTAGTGATATAGACCCCAATGATATTAATTATTCCGGTATAACACAATATATAACAAAAGGACCTAAAAACAAATACTTAAATGAGTTTATTGCTTTATGGGGGGATGAAAATGGTATTAGTGGTCTGTTAAGCAATCCTTATGTGGAAAATAATTATTACGTATTGAAAACAGATACAGAAGTCGAAGGAGAAGCTATATTTAGACTTATAGGAAAACAAGCGGGTATATTAAATATTAATTTTGAAATATTTTGTAATAGATGTGGTGTGGATTATGAACAGTATAACCAATATTTAAAGAAATTTAATCATATATTTGTACCTCAACTACATACCTATAATGATATCACGGGAACTGATTTAAATGATTATACGATTGATCCCCTTAAGGAACTGATTTGTTTGCGTCCACAATTTAAATGTTCTAAACCAGTTAGTAATTGGTATTGGAAACTTATTAACAAATCAAAGATTTCCGATAATGAGATTATCATTAATCAAGCATCTTCCAATATTTATCTTGCCGATGTTGAAAAAACCTTATTAGATAATGGTTATTGGACTGTGGAATTACATTATAGATTTTCCGACGATGAAAGCAAAGAACATATAATCAAACGAGATTCTGCAATACTTATTAAAAACTCGATTTAATAGAGACAAACAAAAAAGATGACCTTTTGGTCATCTTTTCTTTTTATATATAAATATAATCATTTTATACCCCAAAAATCTTGTTTAAGATGTAATTAAATTCTTCTTCATCCTCCCATTCAAAACAAAATGTAGGACCGATTTCTTTTACAACCTCATTCTCTTCTGCACCAAAGTTTACCTCAACAAAAGGAATTTCACTATTATCATCTCTCACACAACCATCACCAAACATTTCTACATATAGTTTAATATGTCTGGATTCCGCCGGTTGTTCAACTCGTCTACCGTTAACGATAACTACCTGGGGATGGTCCTGGATATCTTGTTCGATTATCCATCTCTCACCTTCTCCTGTAAAACCAATTCCTGTTAATTTATCATTAATAAATGATACAAATTCCTCTCGTCCTTTTCCCATAATTATTTTTTGATGTTGTTTGATATATTACGACCGGAAAACTCCTTCCCGATACATAGCGGGAATAAAGCCCAACTCCCCATCACTGCCAGGAACTCTTCAAACCATGAAAGATTCTTTTTACTTTCGACTAATTCATTCAGTATCCAACCGATACAAAACAACCAATAAATTAAAAACAACATCGTCATATTATTCTACACTTTTATATTCTTTTAATATTATATTTAATTTCTCAAGAATCTTTTCTGAAAAATCCTCCCGCCAATCGTCATCACCTTTCTTTCCGAAATATCTTTGGCAATCATCAATATATCTTTCCACCGCCTTCCAATAATCTGAATCGAAAAATGACTCCCATGCTTCTTCGTCAGAATCCCAGTTATAAACCCCACCATTACTGACATAGAGTTTATCATCAATAAACATTCTCCAAACACTATCACTCCACTCAGTGGTTGTGTTTTTGGTTCGTGGTGTTTTAAAATTAAACAACATAATTATTTAGTTATTGTTCCATTATACTCTTTTTCTGCTATCTTCTTCTCAAGAAGTGCTTTCCGAGCTTCAGCACTCTCAAGTGCACGGAAGTCGCATGTCTTGATCTTCGTCATGATCCTTCCACCATTTCTTTTGAGAAGTCCGAGTGGCATCTTGAGAACAAGACCTTCGGCGTCATAGTCTTTGTTCTCGGCGATAGTACTCTTAAATCCTTTCTTGACATACTCAATGGCTTCGTCAATGGTCATATATCCGATTATAGGAACGATGTCCATAGAGAGCTTAGAAGCGATATCCTCAAGCGATTCTCTCTCAAGCCAGAACTTACCGATCTGTATATCGAAGAGTCTGAAGTCAACATCGTTCTTGATATAATTACCACCTTTCTGAATACCCACACCATATCCTTCTCCGTAGAGGATGATGGTGTCTGTTGGTTTCTGACCGTTGTGAGTAAATACCTCGATTAGTTTCTCGAGAGGCCACTTGCGATAGATGTTCTCAAGAAGTTTCCCATTGAGTTGAGCCTTCTCAGTCTTACCGTGTACCTCCATTTTATATTCATACTCCGGAGAACCACCATTCGGATCAATCGAACCTATCTCAGGGATGATATAGATACTCATATTGGTTCCGTCGACCTTCTCAGTACACTCAAACTTAATCCCAGCCTTCCTAGCCCAATCAAACACAGGATCAACGAGAGGTTCATCAGGTCGGATACAGTTATAGTAAGGAGAGGTTTTATCCAACTCACGCTTGAAGCAAGTGTCGATATGAGGATAAGTTCTGTGAATGCTTGGTGTTACTGTGTTATTCATCTTCTTTAAAAATTTTATCGTAAATATGTTTTGCTGTTGTAATACATTCATCTATTGTTCCGTGGATGCACTCGCTTTGAACAAGCAAAATGGTTCCAAAATAAATAAGATCTTCTTTACTTAACATATTGATTATCAATTAAATATTATTCTGCGCTCGCACATCCCTCATATAAACGCTTCGCTAGTACAATAGCCTGATCCATATTCGCAACATATCCACTAGTTAACATAATTGTTGCGCAAATAGAAACAATATCTTGTTCATTCATGATTTTATATACCAAATTTATTTTGATTATTTACTATCAATTACATAAATTTTATTTAGGTTCCTCCCCAATCCGTCATAATCAAGTCCATATCCAACTACAAAATCATTACTGATGGTGATTCCCATTATCATCTCGTTATCATAAGTCCCTTTTAAAAATTCCCAATGACTGAATCCAGGGTGTTTTTCTTTATATACTTCTAACTTAAAGAGAAGGGATACTATTGTAACGTCTACAGCACCATCCCATTCTAATTTTTCTTTTAAGTAATCAATAGTAAGTCCCGTGTCAACTATATCTTCTACAATAATGACTTTCTTACCCCTGACATCATTATCGAGAGATTTTGTGCACTTTATCTTACCCATACTTTTTGTCCCTTGATAAGATGATAACTTCACAGTATCAAAGAGCACTGGAAACTTTAGTTTAGTGAATAGTGATGCCGCAAAAGGAATCGCCCCATTAAGAACTGTAACAAAAATTACTGGTTCTGCTTCGTGTTTAAACTTCTCATTCAATCTAGCAGCAATCCTTCGTGTTGTCTCCTCAATTGTTGGAGTCGATATAAAAGGTTTAAATGTTTTATCTTTTAATATAATCTTTTTCATGCCTGTCCGTTTTCTTGTAACCATTCATATAAAGATTGATTTTCATACAATTCATTCAAGTTGACATCAAGTGAATCTAATATTTCTTCATTCTTATTGTCTCTTGTCATTACCAATTCTTTAAGTTCTGTAAGAGCACCTTCGCCCAATCTTTCGTCCCATGTACCATCTTTAAAACGAATGCCGTATTTAAACATGGTACCTGGTTTATCCCATATACTCGTTACTTCATTTATATTAATAACAATCGTACTCCCATACGAATCGCGTATTTCTACCCAAGGCCAATTGATTGATTTGATATATTTGTCCATATATGATAGGTTATCTTGTATTAAAATATCTTTTATGATGGGTTATCTTTAACATCACCTATAATTAATTCATGTGCATATGGGAGACTTTCGATCCAACTAACAAATTCTCCCCAATCTTCTTTGAGTTTATGATTCTTCCTTTGGAAGTATATGGTTTGGAGTTGTTTGTAGTTTGTGCTACAACGCATCCAAAGCTCAAGACCCAGTGGACAGTTACTAACGACAGTCATCCAAGCATCATATATATCATCAGGGCCGCCAGTATCGCAAACAATATTATAATCTGTAATAAGTTTTTCCATATGATCTCGGGTCTCCTTTGTAACATACTTATTACAACATTTCCCAAAATCCATCTTCACTAGCCTATGCATCTTAGACATAGATGTAACAATGTCAAAGAAATGATAACGTTGAATCTCTGGAGAAATATATTGAGGGTATTTAAGATCAAAGCTAACTCGGATTCCTGTCAGGAAATTATCATGACACTTCACCACCCCTCCTTTACTTGCCTGAACAAGTTTCTTTGCTCTTACCAGACTCTTCTCAAATTCTTCATCGGTGTACTCTGGGAGATCAAGCCGCATAGCATTTCTGCAAGCAATAACGCTTTCTTTTAGGTCATAAACGCGCGTATTTTTGATTTCTAACATGTTCCTATATAATTTATCATCTTTTTGTTTCAAAGCGAAAATACCTATGTTTTTGCGAGAAATTAAACACCTTTCTTATTGTTCCAAATATATTTTGATTGTCCTGAATCATATATTTTAAAATATTGAAGGTTATCCATAATTTTAGATTCAGATAATTCTTTATTAAACCCTAATTTTATTAATTCGGATTTTCTAAATTTATATCTATGATATCTGTTTAATTTTTTATCTACATACCAATATGATCCAAAATTACTTTTTGAAAGATCAAAACCCAGAGAATTATAAATATTACCATTACTAATATCATTTGAAGAAAATGATTCTATATAATTCGGACCGTATTGCTTTATAAAATATGTGAACATTTTACTAGCTCCTCCAATAACCTGATACCCAAGTTTATTACAATATCTATAAAGTTCCCACCCATCAATATGTTTTTTATTGAATATTTTTCGTATCTTCCCAAATGTCATTATAGAAACTAAATCGTTGTTGTAATATAATCCTATTTTAATAGAACTGTTTACGTTTCCTTGTAGATGATTCGTGTTTATAAAATTTATTGATTCTTTAGTAGATACAATTTTTACTTCACATTTTCTTGCATATATGCGTTTATTGAAAAATCCGAGTTTTGATAAGATAATGGATTTTATAATTTCGGGGGTTTTTATTATTTGATCTTCCCATATTGTGAGTAATTGAATTCCCTTTTCATTACATTCTTTCCATTTTAAATAATGTTTTTGTGAGTTTTTATTATTCATTCTATTAACGGAATGCCAATAAATACCGTTGCATTCTATCGCTATTTTTTTATCGGGAATATAGATGTCTAATTCTTTGCCATTTAATACAGTTCTATCATTAGTAATATAATTAATATGTAAATCATCTAATATGTTTCTGACAAATATTTCTAAAGAAGTTCCTTCAATATTGTCTTTGGAAACTGGGTTTAATTTTGTACATAATTCTATTTTATTATATCTGCGGACTGTATAATGCTGAGCACTTATATTGAATGTTTTTTCTTTACATTTCAAACAATTTTCATGAGGACATTTACATGTATATTGTAAGACTCCGTTAATTGAATTAATATCTATTAGATAATCGTCGTGTTTTTTTAAGAAATTTTTGATTTTGGTGTTATAAGCTTCTTTTTGTTTTTCTGGGGATCCAAATATTGTTTTATTACCATATTTCAATAAATTTGTTTGAGACGCTTTTTCTCTATTTGTAAAATGTTCAATCCCATATTTATTTAAACATGTTTGTTTTGATTTTTCTTGATTTTCTTTTAATTGTAAATTTGTTTTCACGCCATATTTCTTTAAACACGTTTGTTTTATTTTTTCCTTTATTACTGGAGATGAAGATGGATTATCGCAACCGTAATTTTTAATCCAAGTTTGTTTTTTCTTTTTCGATATTTCTTTATTATGAAGCGGACATGAACAACCATATTTTTCAACATTAGTTTGTTTCATTTTATCAATAATTCCTTGATATTGAGAAGAATGTTCAACCCCATATTTATTTAAACATGTTTGTTTTGATTTGGATTGAACTTCTGGAGATGATGATGAGCATTTTGTGGAACAAAATCTTCTATAACCAACATTAAATGAATGATATTTTACAAATTTACCACAAACTGAACAAACCGGATGAGAATTTATATTATGATAATACCAATAAAGTTTTTCGGAAAATGTTAAATTTTCTTCAATATATTGATTATTAATCCATGTATAAAAATCTGGGAATTTTTTCTTTATAAAATTCCCAGTTAATTGACCCGGTTTAAGATTTTTTAAATATTCTAAAGATGGAATTTCCATATATTAATCTCATTTAATTAAAAAATAATTAAACTTTGATTAATATTTAAACTCCTCGTTTGTCACCCCACGCCCTAATATGGAGCCTATCAGTATACATCCAGTCATTAGCAATCGCAGCTTCCATGGTCTCACGGCAATGAGCATCAACTTGATCTTTGGTGATACCTTCCGGCATCAACATAGTGTTCTTATTAGGATGATTGCGCATCCAGTACCTCAACTCATTATCATCACCCATGTTAACAAACTTGGACATTTTTGCATATATATCTTTTATTTCCCCTACACATTCTGGCCCGCTATATACAAACTTGAACTGATAAGGGACACCACAAGTAACCACATTAAAAAGATTTTTATAATTAATCCTCGTCTTGTCGTGATGATCCGCCTGTTCTTTGGTAAGAAATTTGAGTTCATGATCAACACTGGTTCCAAGTTTTGGAGATACACTATAGAGACTAATCTTATAATCTTTTGACAAAGTATCCAATACGGGGAGCGAACCATTAGTTTCAATAGTAATCACCCAATCCTTACGGATTTTGAAAATCTCTGTTAAAAACTCCTTCAACCCCTCTCTCTGGAGGAGAGGCTCGCCGCCAGTAATAACAACATGATTCACTCGGTCGTGTTTAGATGTAAGTTCTGTAAATGCTTCCACCAACTCATTCATATCAGAATAAAGAGGTTTCTCTGGTTTAAATGAGCTATATGCAGTATCACAAATAGAATCCTTAAATACACATCTTAGATTGCATCCCGTTGTCCTGATAAAATAAGAAGGGACTCCCGCAAAGCGACCCTCACCTTGAATTGTTGGTCCAAATAACTCACAGATATTTAACATGTTATATATATTTATTTAATCTCTTTCTTAAATTTCTTTAAAATAATCCTCGATCTCACCTTTCATCTCATCAAAATGCTCGATATTTCCCTCGCCATCAATATTAATATATACATAATCACCATAACCGCTATCCTCGATAGCAAGAAAATTCGGAACATAATATTGATCATATTCTTTTGTGATATTCACAACAGGTTTCATATCTGAGTTCAAAAATACATATTCCCCATCATCACAAACCTTGTAATGTGTCCGGAGACAAAACCCTTCGGGCCAATCAAGAATTTTACCGTTCTCCAAATCAATAGTGATTTCCCAATAGTACTCGGGATCACCACGATAATCGCGTTTTTCAACAACACAGGGAGTAATTTCTCTCATTCCTTCACTTTCTTCATCTGTATCATCCACACAAGGATCAATCCAAGTTTTTCCACCATCTTTAGAGTAATCGCAATCCTGCCAATATCTTACACCCATAGTAGCGCGAAGAAAACTAATTTCTTCTTTAACAATAGTTTGACGTTCAATTTCCATATTACTTAAGATTTATTTGCTGAGGAATAACTGGATTAACAATATACTTTCCAGTTTCAATGAAGTCTCTCAATGCTGGTGACCAATCCCTCTTGACTCCTTCACTAAATACAATTTCTTCTTCCCAAAGTGGATTCCAATTGATTTTTTCATCACGTTCATCACATCTTGCCATACCGGTAACAGTCTCGTTATATTCTACATTAACACACCTGACTCTATCTTCTCCATTATTAAACTGAGTGTTATCGAGAATCCTGTTAATGTAATGCATGATGAAGATGCTCAACATTTCTGCACTAGGATTAAATGGAATAAGGATATAACGATCATTAAACTTTTTAAAAAATTCAATCGCTTCTGGATCGTCTTTTGAACAGATGATATGACAATGATCCATACTATCAATCCATGATCCAATGGTTTCTTTCATAAGACCAAAATCCATTAACATCTGAGCATTGTCGAGTTGACGACCTTCAAAGAATACATCTATCACAGCACTGTGACCATGATATGAATGACTACAACGCTCACTTGTACAGTTACGTACTATATGTGAGCTTTCACAACGGAATCTCTTTCTAATTATCATAACTTAAATCTATTTGTATAAATATATAAAAAAAGACCCTCACTTTTAGTGAAGGTCTTAAAATAGTGGTTTTAAATCAATTATTCCGCATCTGCGAGTTTTGAGGCAAGCTCGGAGAGAATAGCGAGTTTAGCAGGGTCATTCTTGAACTTCTCTGTCAGAGCAGCGATACGCTCTTTATAACCGTTCTTTTCATTCACCTTAGCTTCTTCCTCAAGCCTAGCTTTTTCTTCCTCATCAACATTAGCCATATGACTCTTTACAGCTTCTGCGTAAGCTTCACCAAGTTCTACGTTGGTCTTGGATTTAATGAATGAAAGGGTTGTTATAGCATCTTCGTTAACAGTCCATTTAGCATTGTGGTTGGACTGAAGAAGTGTAGCATAGAGATCACTACCAGCTTCAATAACAACAAACTTATCACGGTTAGTGTTATAAATAGAGACATTATCAAGATTTACAATATTATTGTAGTTCTCAAAGGTGAGTGCAAGAGCCTCGAGTGCAGCTGCAACCCCCTTATTAATGGAACCAGCAACAACAAGGTTGTTATGTTCACGGAGTTCGTCGACGGTCTCGAAGAGATTTTCAACTCCATTTGCACCAACGCGCTTGCAAGTAATCTTTTCATCAGCCTCACTAATTGTGTACTCACCATTACCTATCTTTGCAGTAAGTGTGCCCTGGTCAAAGGACACCATATTGCTTTCGAGGAGAGAAGAAATAGTCTTGAATGTGTTGGATACTTCATTCCAACCAGCTTCCTGAACTTTCTTATCTTCGTCAATCTTGTAAACGGAACCAGCAACTTCAAAGAAGAAACCATCACCCGCGTTCTCTACAAGAGAGATAGGATGAACTGCTGTGTATTCAGCTGTTGATTCAACGATAGGAGTGTCTGCATAGACCTGCTTTGCGATGTTACGGAATGCTTCGCAGAACATAACGTTCTTTAGTGCACCAGCTTTAATATACTTAACCACGTTCTCTTCATCCATCTCAAGTAACTTCTCTACCTGCTTTGCAGCGTTGCGATTGAGATAATTATAAGACCTTCCGTTAGCATTGATATCCTCACATGCACATGCGAGTGCCCAGCTAGCCTTGTTAGATGTGATATAATCACTTACCTGTTCGAGCACAGTATTAACACCATTATCATAACGAAGACTTGCAGCTTCCTTAACGAATTGATTAACAAGCGAACATGTAGCGTTGTTAGCCATCAGGAACGACTTGTATTTATTTAACATATTGTTACCACTCTGAGTCTGACCGGCTGACTCGTTTAAAATTGAAGCAAATTCCAATCCGGCTAAAATCTTAATGTTCATATTTATTTGGTATGTTTATTTCTTATATAATAACTTATTTATTCATTTTGTTGAAAATTATGACTGTTTAATATCTTTCATTGTAAGATCGGTTAAAAGAGTCCAAATATGAGTTCCGTATCCGGGCCTATCTGAATCAAACAGGCTTTCTCTTAAACTTTTCATAATTTATCAGCTAATCTTTTTACTTCTTGTGAAGGAATGGGTTTTCCAATCTTACAATATTTATCAATAAGTTTATCAATCCTTATTTTAAAACTATCACTATTAAACACAAATATAGCTGTTTCTAGTCTGTCTAAACAATCTTTAATTGCTTCTTTATCACTAAACGAATGCCCGGGTCTACCATCACGAGATAAACTTTCTATTTCGGCGAACCTATTATAACGATCTTGTATCTTCATCGGTGGATTGCTACCGTCAGCTTTTTTTATTTCAAACCATAAATCGGGTGACCACAAACACCATAAACTTTCATCATCTACATTTTTATCCATCGGAACCACAAATTCTGGGCGGAAATATACATAGTATTTAAAAGGTTTTCCGTTAATATTAAAATCAAAAACTTTACCCAACCCCCCCGTTTGGTTTATCCGCGTTCATATCACGGGATATTATAATTGATTCGGTTTCACTGAATCCATAATTTGAATGAATTTCATATTTAATCCCATACTTATCGTATAAAGATTTTATCTCGTTCATAAACTCATATTTTAACATATCGGGAGTCACTCTTGTGGGGAGATCTTTATCAAACAACGATTCCGTCATTTGAGTCTTCGAATCAAACAAACTTTCACTTAAACTCTTCATATTAGACATCATCTCTTTTTACAAACTCCCATCTTAATACTTCGGGATAATTTATATGTTTATTCTTATACCCATCATAATAAAGCGAAATAAAACAACCAAACCTCGATCTGCAATCTACTTTAAAATAAAAATATTTACCACGAGATTCGTCTTTATATTCCGGGAGTATATATTTATCAAGTTTAGGAGTAAATTCATCACGAAACCTACTATTAAATCCTCCAAAGTAATATTCTTCTGTATAAGGAATACTCAAAATAAGACGAGCAAAATCCTCGGTTTTCTTATTTGTATCGGCATTTCTCATCATATATTTATCTGCATTCGCATATGCATACAGACCAAGATCAATCTTATCTCCACCCCACTTTTTAAGGTCTTTCTTTACAGCTTTCCAATCAATCACACCCAAAGCATTATTCCCGTCATAATCACCGGTAGGAATGATAACCTTGCTCAATCCTTGACGGAGCTTATAAACCCATTGTCCATCAAAGAAAACGATATCCTTGAGTTGATTTCCGATGGGTTCTCTTTCAACTAAATCTTTATCAAACAAACTTTCACTTAAACTTCTCATCTCTTCTCAAACTTTATTATAACATCGGTGTATTCTGTCATGTTTGATTTTGTTATATGTAATTCAATAATATCAAGATCCTTCGAGAAATATACTGCACCATGTTCCCCCGAAAGACTCACATCAATACCTCTTCTAAATAGAGGAGAACGAGCGAGGGGTTTGAATGTGTCGATAATATCTTTATCATAATAAGGTTTTGGTTTATATGGAAAATCAGCAACTAACCCCGCTATCATCTCTATAGTTTCAAGATACTTATTGTCATAATGACTATTTTGAGGGACCTCACTTAAATCTAATTTTTTATCTTTAGCGGCCTTCTTAAGTTTACTCATATTGAACATAGTGGTTATACGCATAAATGGAGCATCCCTATTTGTACTGGTGATCCAAACTGGTTTATATACATCGCCAAATTTAATATCTTTCTCGACGAGGTCTTTGTCAAATAAACTTTCACTTAAACTTTTCATTTCTCTATAAAAATTGCTCTTAATTTAATCCATTTAGTCCTCGCACCAAATCGTTTTGATATTTCAAAATATAATTCATGTTGAGCATATACTGGTTTATAAAGCGCAATATTCATATCGGATTTATTCACGTATTGAGGAAAATCTTTATTAATTATATCATCATATAAATCATACCACGATAGGTCGTCGACTCCAGGAAGTATGGGTAAGTTACAAACCACTGTAAGCATCCTTAAAAACGGTTCAAAAATATCAGGTCTTTGATCATTTGAAACAAATTTAATATCTTTATAATCAATAGGTTTGATTGATTTAATTTTCGATTTAAACATCTTTTCAATCAACACCTTATCTTCATCGGGGCCGTTATGAAAACTATAATAGTCACCCCAGATGGTGTCAATTGACTTTATTTTATACTCATCTCCAATCTTCGGAAGATCTCTTTCAACCAAATCATTATCAAACAAACTTTCTTTAAGACTTTTCATACCAAGAAGGAATTTTTTTAAGAGATTTACAATTAGCAAACATATTATACGTATCATTAACATTCCTCACATTCCATTTAGAGAGATCAGAGTTGAATGATGAACAACCATTAAACATAGAACGCATATTTTTCACTTTACTCACATCCCATTTAGAAAGATCGGAGTTGAATAATCCACAGCCAAAAAACATAAAACCCATATCATTAACATTCTTTACATCCCATTTAGAAAGATCAGAGTTGAATGATTTGCAACGTTGAAACATACCCTCCATTTCAGTCACATTCTCCACATTCCATTTAGAGAGATCGGAATTGAATTTTCCACATCTACAAAATGTTTCATTCATATATTCAACATTAGAAAAATCCCACTTTGAAAGATCAGAATTAAATGATTCACAACCATAAAACATGAAATTCATATCTTTAACATTACTCACATCCCAACGTGATATATCTATATTACAAATATTTAAATCCCTGAATAGATCCGGCATGTCTTTTATCTTACTCACATCAATAATATTAAGATTAGCATCGGGTCCTTGTAATTCGAGTTGTTCTTTGATGCAATCAACCAATTCATTTCTTGTTTTGGGGTGATAGAGTATATCTCTTTTAACTAAATCATTATCAAACAAACTTTCTACTAAACTCTTCATATATAAAAAATAAAGGGAATCATTTAGATTCCCTCGTTTTCCTAGCGTTTCTTTTTGGACCATCTAATATATCGTTCCAATATGGATCAATCCGCATATCCTTTAATAAAAAGGATTTAAGATCGATATCTGGAATCTTTATTTTTGGTACTTTTGGTTTACGATCCTTGGCCATTATTATCCTTCTGTAATTTCATCCTCAACATCAACCGCTAGGTGAGCACCACAAGGACAAGTAGGGCCGCGGTCTTTATATTTATTATACATCTTCTTACTCACTTTACAACTCCATCCACAGTTAGGACAAGTGTATGTGTAATAATTTTTCTTTTTATCCTTATCATCACCTCCCTTGTGTACGGCCACGGCCTTACCAGGATAAGCACCCCACTGCTTTACCAAGCTCTTATAAACACTTTCAAGAATACTCACCAGGTAAGAAGAAGGATTATAACTCTTATAAGGTTTTTCGAAATAATACTTTTGTGCAAGTGATTTAAATTTCTTTGTGGATGCCTTTGGTTCATTAAAGAACGCGTGGATACACTCAAGCGCGAGAACACCCAACATCTCGATAGGGTCTTTTATATTATGAGATACTAGGATTGTTGTAGGGAAGAAATCATCAAGGGTCACATCCTCTCCATCAAACGGCTGGATGCATTCCGTTAGTTTCTGTCCACCACATTTACTAGCGCTAATCTGATATCCGTGATTAAGAATATCAAGATCTCCTTCAAACAACTGAGCATCAAGCTCTTCCACCGCATGCCTCAACCACTCCTCTCGAGTCATACCATCATGAGGTTTAGAGACAGCTGTCAACTTTTCAATTTCAGTCAATGGTTTAATTTCGTTCATGATTTAATATATTAATCGTTTGTTTTAACTTTAAATTCATCCCCTTCTATAACTAGATACTCTTTAAGGTCGCAGTCACAAAGCCAAACATCGGGGCATTTGTCAATATCTAATCCTAACTCGGTCGGATCATCATATTGTTTCTTTATAACATCTTTAAGATTAATGACTCCTCTAACAGTTGTGTGTCCCACAACATATGTCCACCCAGGAAGGGCATAATCAATAAGGGTCTGAGGACGAATCCAGGTAGGACCCTGAGTCTTGGAGATACCATAGTAATCGCTCATCTTACAAGGACGAAAACCAAAGAGTTCACTTGGAGGGAGATTATTAATATCTTCTACTGCCTCACACCCACTATCATGAAACCACTGGCTAGTGATGCCTGCGTGAGAGAAAACAATATCTTTATATACATAAACCCACTGAGTATCACGAAGATATCTATCTTTTAACTCCGGTTTAGACATTTCCTTCTCCACACCCCCAAAAAAACTACAACACTCCGCCCAGTAGTATCCCAGATGTTGCATATCATGATTACCCCGGAGAAGAACAACGCGTTCAGGATTCTCTTCTTTAAATGAAAGTATATCTATGAGGGTGTCGAGTTGCATCTCAGGAGTAATATCTCTCTGATGAGTGCTCACATAGTCGCCAAGAAATATAAAAAGGTCTGCATCACTCTCACGATCTACAATAGTCTTCCAACCACTCCTACCATGTACGTCGCCGATGCATACTATTTTATTTAGACATTTGTTCATGATATTATATAATTAAATTGAGGTATTTATTTATGAATTACATTGTACTACCCACTTGTATAACTGTGTATGATTCTTACAAAGTATCCAAAAAAGAATTTAAACCATTCTTAAATGATTTGAGAGAAGGATATATTGGTAATTTAGTGTTGTATTATAGATCCAACTGCAGTCTCACTAATGAATGGGTTTGTCATAATTTCCTATATATGATTGGATTTTTTAGAAGTCATACAAAAAATGTAGATATGCAATATCCTTTGAAGTGGTGGGAAAAAATAGTATATCCCTGTTTTGGATGGTTTTGTAAGTTATTTGTTAAGTAGTACCCCCTACAGGATTCGAACCTGTGACACACGGATTAGAAATCCGTTGCTCTATCCAACTGAGCTAAGAGGGCCTATAACTATGAATTAACTTTTATACTTATAATCCTCGCACCTTTTTCCTGTTTCTCTATCCCGACAAATATGCCACATCCCACAACATCTAGAACAATAACCCCAGTTAACACTACCCATAATAATATGAGTATTAATTATTTTAATAATATCAATTGTCGGCGTAATATATTTATTCATCTTTTGAATGTATTGATTTGAAAAGACAATTACAAAGAATAGTTAATCCCCAAGCCTGCCAATACGTTATTTTTACCAGACCAAAGATCACCGGCATCAACCAGTTCCATAACAACATCACGAGTACTGCAATAATAAATGACAGTAAAACTGCGAGAAAAATAATAAGAATGGATGATCCAAAAGATTCGTTACTCATATTCACTTCTCCATAATTTTAAAAGTTGCGATCGTATCAATCTGTCCGTTGTGATTGGTGATCGTGGTGTCATTAACTATCTTGTAATCCTTATAATCATAAGTGCGGTGTTTATAGTTGTATGATATATGCAAACAACCAACGGCCGCGTAAAGAATTCCGATTATACCAAGAACCAACCCTTTCCAGGATTTCTTTGTATCACCGCGTTCGATAGTTGTCATCACCTCGGCAATCATCCAGCCGAACAACACACCCAAGAGGATGTAAAGAATAAAAATAAAAATCGTCATAATTAGTAGATTTTAAAATATTTTTCGATATATTGCTTAATTTCATCAATAACAACCATAATATCCATTTTATTATTAGCGTTTCCTGTCCACTCTTTATTCGAACTATCGCTATTGACCCATCCGAGGAAATGATTTTTGGGTTTCACCCCTCTCATACTAAACGGAGTCACATACCCATCAAACGTATCGGGAAAGTAATAAATAGATGCATCGGTATAGCAATCATCAACATGGATGATTTTTTCCCAGAACTCTGTGTCAGTATCCCATTTCCAGGGAGCACCCCACTGCTTGCTTTTCTCGAACCCCATCTCCTTAAGGAAATTCTCAGAGATCCGCTGCTTACCGGATTTAATCTGCTCGTATGTATTAAATATTCCCATGTATTTATTTATCAAATCATATACGAATATTTACTAAAAATCCCCATAATAAACCTGACAGCAAAGCAGCCCTTTATCCCTCCACATCTTCACCACGCGATCGCGATCATCAAATACAGCAATAACGTTGTATTTATCTTTAATATACTGATCATATATCTCTTCTTTCACAACGGAGTCGTTCCGATGGTCACCCTCCACCCTGAATATAATATCCCATTTATCTCGTCTTCCTATGTTATTCAATATCCATTGTGTCGTATCTCTCGTGCACTGTGCTGTTCCTTCACGTCCCGAGACAAAAATGACTTTTACACCAGTATCCATAAAATGAGATAGTATGTAGTTCATTCTCGGATCGAATGTATCTTCGGAGACCTTTGTAAGATCGTAAGGTGAACGACCGTTTCGCAGGGCAACAGTACCATCAATATCACAAATCACTACACTCGGAAGAGAGTAATCGGATTGTTTTATAGGTCTGTCGTCAACAAACTTTGAAAGTTTTTCGGGAAAATAATTTTTAAAGAATCTTCTTATAACATCCTTACCCACGGCCCTGCCGCCATCCTTTTTCCTTTGTTCATCTCTCTTAAGTGCTTCCTCGTAAGATATGTCAAAGAATTTGAACTCAATTTCACATTCAAGTTCTTTCGCTAGTTTATTCCATTTAGTAATAGTTTCAGGATTGAGGTTAGTCGCATCTATAATTACATCGAGATAGTTCTTCCATGCCTGACGAATAGCGTATTCTTCCATCTCGGATATATACTGTTCATGATCAGGATTCCAGTAAGTGCCAGTCCCCTCGCGAATAGAGTCGCGGGACACAATGACAGTATCTGGATGTTTTTTTATATAATTTTTTGCCCAAGTGCTCTTTCCACTTGCAGGTACACCCTGAAGAACAATTATCTTACTCATTTCTTTCTAAATAAATCTATAAAATACAACCACCCACACCTGATACTCTCTTTCCAAGAGATTTTTGTGTTATACTTAATCCAGCAGATATCAAACAATAGTGTAATCACTCCTGCTAAGATTCCTGTGAATATAAAAAACAATATTGTCCCCAATACAAACATATTTTAGTTTAATTAATTTTTCAGATCACTGTCAACATCCTCAAGTATATCTTTAAATATAACTTCAGCTTCCTTTAATGTATAATTAAGTTCATCTACGAGATAATCCTTAAAATCAACCGTACCATAACACTTCGTGGCCATCACATGAAGCACGTAGTCAATTAATAGTTCTTTCGTTGCGTCCATCATAATATTATGCTATCAAATTAGACATTACATCCATCAATTCTTTATTGCTTTTAATATATAGAATTATCTTCTTTACTTTTTGAGAAACAAGACCTTCACTCACACCAAATTCCTTCGCTACATCCTTACCTTTCTCATCAGCAAATCCCTTCAAACCAAACACCCTGTAAAAAATCTCGCAATCCCTCTCGGAGAATTTCTTTTCGATCATCTCATAAAGATACTCATAAGGGTCGCCTTCATCCCAGATGGACCTCTCATAACACCCATATTTATATTCCCTAGAAGATACATTATCATCAGAATCGCCATTAATAGAATCCTCTCCAGATACCACTGACAGTGAAACCGAATTAAACACTGCTTCACCATTCTGTGATGCTTTCTTCTGTGCGTATGCGCTTAAGGTCACCGTCCTGAGTTCCTTGTCCAATGAACTAAGAATATTATTACGGATACTCCATCCGGCGAACTGCTTAAAGTTAAGCTTGCTGCGTTCATCATCGTAGTTCTTCATAGCAAGCACAAACCCTTCGTAAGCCATGCTCTTCACAGCTTCCCAGTCAATCTTAACCTTAGATGCAAACTGTTTAGTGAGTTTGTTGATAAGGGGTTCGTACTGCTTCACAAGGGCGGTTTTCTCCCTCTCATTAATATTACTGTAAATTTTACTCATGCATTTATTTACTAAAAATTTTAAGGATATTTACTATTTATTTCTTATTATTTTCTTTTTTTTAGTTCGAGTATGGTGAAATCATCGTCTAATACTCGTCTTGAGTAATCAGGAATCTTCAGTCCGAGTTTTCTCCAAATAAACTGCATTACAATCTTACTAGTGTCTTTGATTAATTTGGTACGCTGTGGATCATGGAAATATATACCACCTGTGTTTATTTTTCCCATTTTATCATCCCATTCTTCCAAAATAGGTTTAAGTTCTTCTTTAATTGTTTCATAAAGAAGTTCCTCACTATTTTCTTTCGGACTATTTTGGTCAAATATAGACATCTCTTTAAATATATTTAACTCATGTTTTTGTGTTTAATCTTACGAGTATATTTTTTCTTATTTCTAAACACTTTCTTAAAACTAATAGGATGCCCGTAAAGTTCTATTTCAGCTTCGCGGGATCCTCTTCGGATGGCTTTGATAACATCTTTCTCAGTATGTAATTTAACTTTCATTTTTAGTAATCATCAATCTAAATATTATAGAAGGAGAATCAAATAATGCGTTTTTCTTCAAGAGACCACCACGAAGGATATTATCTGTATTAAACCAATAACATTTCTCTCCTCCTACTTCATCTACATACAATTCAATTCTAAACGCATGTGAGCGTGAAGTCCCGATGTATTTCGGTATACAACGGACCCTTACCTTGCATCCAGGGCGAACATGTAAAAGAATATTGTTTTCTATGCTCCCCGCAACAACCTTCCAATATTTTGAGTAATCTGGAGTAGGTTCATATGAAAACCAATAAAAATTTTCAGATTCGTCAAATTCGGGTTCATTAAATTTATGTGATTGACTTTCTTCCATTGGGAGATTCTTATCAAAATCTCCGTTAAGAGCTACCAGTTTTATGAGGTCATGTATATTATTAATGTCTTCATCGAATATCTCGCTATATCCAACCCACTTCCTTTTCTCTCCTACGAAACATTCAAACTTATTACTACTCAAAACGTAATCAGATCTCATGTCCGGAGGGAGTGTGCATTTACGACTAACTGGAACCGACGACTCTCCTATTCCTAACATCTTATTTCTAGTGATGATGTCACGATCGTGCCCATTTCTATATTCACATTGTTCAATATGGAATATATTGAACATTTTATCTAGGAAATTGTCTGCGTCAAATATGCTCATTATGCAACTGTATTAAAAATCGAATGTTTCTCAGCCAACCATTTCGGAAGGGTAACGTAAACCTTACAGTTCTTCCTCTCTACCTTCACCTGACTCTTAGGAACGTAGATATAGAAGTTACAGGGACGTCCGTACATATCCCTCTTCCTTCCTCCTACATACTTATAGGAGTTAGCTCCTGCGCTCATCAGTACTCCCTGCTCGAGGACGTAAGTGAGGATCTTAGACCCTTCCTCTTTCTTAACCTTCCAGGCCTCCTCCCTCTCGATCCTCTCCTTTTCTTTCTGCTCCTCCCAGGCGCGGTGCTCTTCCTCGTACTGCTCTAGTGTCTTAGTGCTTTCCAGCAATGCCCTCTGTCCACAAGCGGTCAAGGTCCCGTCCTGACGGATGTAGCTGCTGATGATATAAGCTACATTCAGGCCATCGGTGATCAGAAGCGCACCACCGCGAGTGATTCTGAGGAGAGTGATACCGGATTCGTAAGTGTGAGGGAATGTCATCTGTGTGTCCATAGCTCTATATCTTTATGTATATATTTACCAAAAGCCGGACAAAAATTTACTAAAAATCTGTAAAATTTTAATCTAAAAATATATATAATTTACAGATATAAATTTAATATTATTTTTTCTTATTTCCAAAAATACTTATATTAAATTTTTCGTATTGGTTTGCAGCAAACACATCAAGAATGTAATTTGCTGATTTCCTTAAAATAACAAAAGCATTATCATCACCCACCCATTCATATGTCCGCATCACCTCCGTGTATCCATCAAACTCAGCGGGAGTGTCTTCAATCACTTTTGCACCGTTCTCGGTTAGATAATCTTCAATAATCTTTATAGTGCCACTAGGGTCCTTATCCGGTCTCTCTGTCCAAGCAAGAGTGATCCGGTAAGTTGATTCTTCTATAACAGGAGGTTCTGGTTGAAGGATTATTGGTGAGAGTGTTTTTTCTTTAATATTAGTTTGAGCATCTATAATACCCTTGCACTCTATTGCTCGTTTAATATACGACGATGTATCATTAACATCAACTCCATTTTTACGAAGTTTTTCGACTATATCAAAATACTCTTTTACTTGTTTCTCGCAATTGGTATTTCTACGAATATGATTTTTTATAACTTCTTTAATGTTATAATGTTTTTTCTTGAGATCTTGAATATTATCCATTTGTTGAGTGATTATTGAGATAATATATTTAATTCATATGTTATCATTATCTCCAAGATACGATTTATTTAGGTTTGCTTTTCCAAAGGATTTTATTCCCAAGGAGGTAAACGATAAATATCAAAAGGTGCTTTCAAAGAACGCCGGTGTGCTCACCACACCCATAGACTATCTTAATGAAAGCATCCAAGGGATTAATATACCTGGTATATCCGATCTCACTATAGATCAAGAGCAACATTCACATAATAGTATATCAGGAGAGAGACTTAATGTAGAACCAATTAGACAAAATACTTATAAAACACCAGCTAATCCCCTCGCTAATATATCTAAAGAGGTTACTGTTACATTCCGTTTTAATCAAGGATTCTATAATTACTTCCTTCTCTATGAAACTATATTCTGGAAGTACTGTAAACCACTGGATTATCCTAATGAAGATTATCTCTATATAGACCTCATGGATGAAACTGGACGAGTAACTGCAAGGATAAAATATTATGATTGTCATATAAACGGCATCGATGGTATTGATTTGAATTATTCAAAGATTGAAAGAGATACCGGAACGTTTGATGTAGTATTTAAATTTAATAACATCGACTTTGTGTTTGTTGATGAAGAAGGAAATGAAATATAATTGATTATGAAGAAGTTATCTAATTTTATAAATGAGTCCGGATTGAAGAACTCATCAATGTAATTCTCGAAGCTGATAACAGCTGGGGTGAAATATTTGAAAATGTAATTTGCGAGGCGTGGAATAGTAAAGGCACGAGTCTCGGTGATTATGAGAAAGAGGTGTCAAGGCGTGGGCTTGATCCAATAGTGGTAGCAGAGAATATATATAAAAGTCTCTCAGATGCTAAAATAATGGATGAAGACGAAACGCTCGTTAAACTCGATAATGTCCCTGACACCACCGAAGAATGGTATGAATTAGGTATGTATACAAAGAAACCTAATACCACCCCCAAAACAGATATCATTGTGTCAAGTAAGAAAGGAGTTAAAATATCAGTAAAAGAAGAAAGTGGTGCGAGACTCATGAGCGGGGCTATCAATGAAACTATAGCAACTATCCGCGTTGCTGTTGAAGAGAGTGGTGACGTGGCCCTGAAGGAATTTGCTGAAAGCATATTTGAAAAACTCAAAGGTCATGACACACGCGGACGTATCAAAGGCACCACGGCTGGAATCCTCAAGAAACTCAAACTCCGTGAAGATCCGAATGCAGAACCTGAAGATAAGAGTGAGAAAGTGATATGGTATATTGAACAAGCCAAACGCGAGCTCGCTGCTCTGATTAAAGAAATTAAGAAGTTCCCCAAAGCATATCGCGCACTGCTTCACGAGGCCATCACAGGTGAAGTAAAATTCGGAAAAGATAATCCTGCTTGTGCTAATTATGTGTTGACGTGGAATGATAAAGGTGAGTGTGATGTATACGATGTGGATGAATATATCAATAAATTCGGAGCATCATATAAGATATATGCTACATATAAATCATCCAGTGTTAAAGTTGCGGGTGTGAAGAGCGGTGAGCGAGACAGTTGGATGGTGATGTCTTTAAGTAATTAAAATGAAAGGAACCGGTTCCTTTCATTTTAATTTATATATATGTGTGAACTCTTATCCCGCCCATCATTCTTAATCAACCCATCAAACCGAATCAATCCATTTTCAATCATCTTTAGGATGATTCCTGGTGTATAGAAATCACTGCGTTTAAAAATTCTGAACTTTACATCGAAATCCTTTCTATTTTTAGATTGTTCGGTGTCCACTTTTAGATGTGTGAACTTTTCAAGGAGAGGATAGACAAATGCGTCATGACAACCATTAATCCTATAGATGGATTCTTTGGTAAACTCCCCATCGAAGAAGAATGCATCCCAGTTCTCAGTCATGTTCTTCACGAAGAGATCAACGCTCTCTTTGCTAAGATGATTTCTATAAGTTTGAATTTTACACTTTGCGAAAATCTCTATAATTTCTTTATCCGAATAACCCAATGCATGTAGGCGTTTATAAGAATCAATCATCTTATCTTCCATTACACTATATCCAAAGAAATTCAGGTCGTCTGAAAAGAAGTCATCCATTGCATTTACATCGGAATCTTTTTGACAATCAAGCCTACCTCCAAACGCCTTTATCTCGAGATTAACCCCAGAATCGGTACAGATATCTCCATCCATAAGGTTATTCATATCACTTATTTTCATCATCAAGAGATACTCACCATTACCAATAGCCGTTCGCCCGGCCTGTCGTATATTATAGAGTTTAGAAAGGAGCTTGGGAGGAAAACTAGGAAAGATTCTTCGATAGCTATTAACCCCACTATTATATAGTTTGATAAACTCCTCGCCGGTGTATGTCTTCTTCACATCATCATATAGGTCTATTCCTTTAGTCATCTCAGTCTTGATGATGTCATCTATAAATCTCATTGCAACATCTTCAGAGAATCCGTTAATTGGATTCAAATGACCTTTTGGTGTGCATCTCTTATAAGGAAAGAAGAAACGCATGTAACGGAGTTTTCGTTCTATATCACAAGGACAGATATCAATCTCATGTTCATCTATGTAATTCCTGATATTTCTCTCATATAGAACGTTTCTCAGAGTCGCATTATATTTTCTGTTGACCTTCTCTCTGCGATTCAACTCAGCCACTTTCCTGTTGCTTGTATGGCGATTCTTAACTCGGATCTCTCCCAGGAGCATATATAGGAGAGAAATATCATCATGATATTTAGGACGAGCTTCGCACCACGCAATGCGATTTTTCACAGCATTCTCCGTCTTATAGAGCTGACGGAGATGATTAAGCATTTGTTTATTCATTATTGGATTCATTATTAGATAGTAACGTTTCTGCAAGCAACTTCTTTTCTTCACGAGTGAGCTTAAACTTCTTTATGTTTTTGGTTGCCCAATCAATATACTGAGGATCTTTCTGAATAATCTCAGATACAGTTCTCCCTCGGTACATTCCAAATGAAATAATGTTAGTATTCATATATTAACCTATTGATTAAATACTTTTATATATCATATTTATAAAAAATCTTGAAAAATTTACTACACAACACAATTATTTTAACATGAACAGCAAATTTAATCCCATAAAAGAAGATAAAGAAGGTGTAGTAGCAAGAAGGGTCATTTGGTCAACAGAAGCTCTTAATACTGCTATAAACGGATTAAAGGAAGGTAAGAAACTCGTCGCTAATCCATTTTATGAAAATAATATAAAATTACTTAAAGATAATCTTGTGTTTAATAGAACACCTGAAGAGATAGCCGAGTGGAAGAAGTGTGCAAAGGATATTCTTTATTTTGCCGAGAAATATTGTGTATTGATGACCCCAGAGGGTCGACAACATATACATTTGAGGGATTATCAAAAAAAATACCTATTACATTTATTTAATAATAGATTATCAATATATCTTTCAGCTCGTCAATCAGGTAAGACAACTTCTTCTGCTATCTTTATTCTTCATTATCTCCTCTTTAATTTTGATAAAGTTGCACTCGTAACAGGTAATAAACGTAAGACCGCTGTTGAAATACTTGATAAAATTAAAAACATCTATCTTGAACTACCTTACTTTATTAAAGGAGGGGTTCATAAATGGAATGAAAGTGAAATAGTTATTGATAATGGTTGCAGGGTTCTCGCGGAGGCTACTACTCTCAACACGGGTATTGGTTTTTCCATCAATTTCTTATACCTCGATGAGTTTGCCCATCTACCCGCGAATATTGCGGAAAAGTTCTATAATAACATTTTCCCAACCATGGCCGCAACTAAAGGTAAAGTGGCTATCAGTAGTACTCAAAACGGGTATAATCTATTCTATCGTATATATAAATCTGCGGAGGCTGGAGAGAACGACTATAAAGCATTTAAAACCGACTGGGATGAGGTACCCGAGTGGAACCCAGAGAAGAGATGTTGGGAGCCAAGAGATGAGGCATGGCATCAAAAACAGATAGCTAACTATGGTAGTGAGGAGGCGTTTAATAGTCAGTTCGGCACGGAGTTCGATGTGGGAGCGAAAACCCTCCTTCATCGAAACACCATTAGAAAACTTCGTCAGAATGTTGAAGAGTTTGTTCATCAAGACCTACCAGGAGTGTCTCAGAGTGAGAATTACTATTGGAAACCCGGCTATGATCCTCAGTCACAGCTCCGACAGGACTTCATAGTTATAACTGGTGACCTTGCGGAAGGAGTGAATAAAGATTATACTGTGTTTGATATATGTAGACTTATTGAACCCGGATCGGGCAAACTTGAATGCATAGGGTACTATCGTACCAATGAGACTGATCGTCGTGATGTGGCAAAAACCATCACGGAACTAATTGCTATACAATGTGATATCAACCACACTCTACTGTCCTTTGAAAGAAACACATATGGTGAGTTCTTTCTTAAGCTCATTGAAGAACTACAAGATGAGATCCCTGGATTTGATATGAGTTGTTTGGTGAAGTATTATAACGATACCAATACCAGATTTGAATATGGAATAAAGATAAGTAGAGGGAACAAGAATACAGCATGTATACTCTTTAAAGAGGACTTTGAGAAAGGGTTGATAGATAATAAATCAACAGTCTTTGTTACGGAGATTGGTAACTTTACGGATAGTGAGGATAAGGGAGTTTGGAAAGCAGCATTTGGACATGATGACGTGGTGATGTCTATGGTGCAGATTGAGTTTGTTAAGAAGACACTTCAATATATATTACTTAAACAAGATTTTGACGCTCAATCAGTTGCGAGTAACGATACTAATTATAATCCATATTCTAGCATGTATGATAGTGTGATACCAAACGAGTTTAGAAGTGGATTTTATGATGGTTTTGCTGAAAGTGGATTTAGGAGTATATATGATTTCGAAAGAAACTCCAATGAGAGCAGATTGAATAGATTGTCATGATTATTTAGTTATGAAAAGTTTAATGGAATCATTGTTTGATACTGATTTAGTTACTCGTAAGTTGTCTATAGAGAAGTATATGGACGACTTTAGTAGCACTGCTCTTGAGAAGTTAGACCCCGAAGAGAGAAATACCCTATTCGACACTCTCTTTGAAAGCGGAAAAGTTTGTAATGCCGCTGAACTAAGGAAGACTCCTGTTGATTTGACAAAAAACATAATAATGATGCGTTCAGATGATCCAGACATGCTCAAAAAATTAGATGAAATCCACTATCAGTGGAGATATAGTTATATATATAGTCTTTTATTTGAAGGTGAAGAAAGAACGTTTATTGCCAGTTTAGACGGCACTGGTAGTGGAAAATATTATTACTGGGATAACGAAAGACTCCCTCGCGCTGATAAAGCACGTAACTGGAAAGCAAAAGTTGCTGCTTTTTATACGCAAGACTGTTCCTATTCTATTATATCCAACGAGAAATGGGTGAAAGAAATAATTGATAGTATACTTACAGATTAATATGAATGATTTAAAAACATATCTCGAATGTGGTCCTGCTGGTGCATCAACACCGGCTAATACTATGGGCATGGGTAATCCCGGACAACTCTCGCCAGATACTCTTACCGAGCCCGTGGGTGGAATAGAGAAAACTGCAAAGACTCTCAAACAGAACGATCGTAAGAAGAAAAAGAAATTTAAATCCCTCTCTGAGTCAATCTTCGATGATGATCTTGTAACACGCGATATGTCCAGGTTTGGTAGTATGTTTAAATTAGATAGTGTTGAGATTAAAGAAAAAGTGTTAAAACCGGGCCCTCTTAATCACGGTATACCCACTATGTTCGATACAAACCTCAAAATCGGTGATTTATATAAAACCACCCTACTCTCAAAAGACACTGGGATTCATGTGACTAAAGATCCAAACACCATCGCAGCAGCACTGGATAAGATTATTTGTGATACAAAGATAACCCCGGAGTTCTTTAAAATGACCCTTTATGATTTTGGTAGGATGCTCTGTATAGAAAATCGTAAATATTACTCAAGAATCCTTCTCAGAGATTCATACTTAAATATGTCTGCTGATGTGTATGCGTTTGATAAAAGAGATAACTATGATAATCTCGTTTTAGATACTGATGTCATACGAATTGAGTTCTTTCATATTACATTAACATATAAAAGAAAGTAAGATGAAAAGTTTAGTAGAAAGTTTGTTTGATTCGAAGACTCAAATGACGGAATCGTTGTTTGATAATGATTTATCTAAGAAGAGAATTCTTCTTGGTGATGTGGTGGAACTAGAGACATGGGAGTGTGCCAACCTCGAGGAATACAGTGTGCTCGGACCTGTTCTGGATAGTACGTTTTCCGCCAAACTCAAAAACAAAATTATAAAACTTCCAAAGTGGAAAAAATTTCTATCTCCATTTGAATCAATATACAATAAACCATTTAGTAGTCTTGATATAAAACAACAAGCTAGAAAATATATAGGTGTTTGGCAGTTATGGACGTTTACCTGGGTAGTGATGTGTTGCACTTCACTTAAAGAGATTCCAATCAAACTCAATGAGTTTATGAAGGAGATTAGTAGGGATATTAATGATGAGTTTGGTGAAGATTTCCACATCACGAAGACGGACATCTCCCCACTTGAAGGATTAGGCGATATGAAGGGACTACCGAGACTCGTTGTTATTAAGTTTAAAGTTTATGGTAGAGAAATTGTTGTTTATATGAAATTAAAAAAGAGAGACTGACATCTCTCTTTTATTTTTAGAATCCATATTCATCTAACACTTCATCTATTCTTTCTCTCACCACATCAAACCAATTTAATATATAAGGATATTTACTCAATCCCGCGATAGTCCACATGTCATGAACTTCTTCTCTAGCATTCTTTGGAGATGCAAGTTTTGTAAACCTACTACACTCCCAATCAATCACCATCCCTTCCCAATCAAACCTATCAAGAACCTTTCTTATATCTCCGTCTACACACTTTCCTAACTTATCATTCAACCACTCAAGATGATGCTTATGATGATGCCTGTGTAGTTGTTGTACTTTTGTGTAAGGTAGAAAGAGACGTAACCATGGTTTTTCGATATCATGGAAAAGATACTTAACCTTCCATATACCATGGTTTAGTGCTGTCATCTGAAAAGCACACCAGTGAGCAAACCAGTAAGGAAATGTAGATCGTTGTTCTTTTGTAAACATAATTAAAATTTTCTTTCCCTTTCCATCCTGCGAATACATTCTTCTGGGGTCTCTCCGGGCAGGAGATTATAACTACACCCTATGCATCCACCTTTCCAAGTCTCTTTCCCTTTGCCCACTTCCTGTTTAAATGAAATCTCTATATATTCTCGTTTAATAGCGAATCTCTTTGTCCATGTAAGCCATTTTGGCCTCCACTCTCTACTTTCCTTCCAATATTCACAATCAATCTCGGAACCATGATATGAATCAATATATTTAGTATAATGTTTATTTACTCTCTCATCATCCGAGTAACATATATATGGGTTTTTCTGCCCAAGAAGATCTGAGCTAACCATCTCCCCATCCTTCGTCTCAACAAGATGAGCTATATGAATTTTTGTAAAGAATGGAATGTCCCAAGTCCACCACTTGGTTCCTCCTCCCCAGTTTCCATCACCTCCTTTATATAACCAAAAGGTATTATCATGTATTGCGACTCCCCACTTCGGAGCATCACAGTCACCATCAGGAAATCTCTTACTCTTCCAAGGAAGTTTAAATACTGAATGCCATCCCAAAACACTAATATTGAGTTCGGCATTTCCAGAGTCATAACCGCATTCTTCGTAGGAAATATCAAACTGCCAAGAATGCCAACCAACATACCAATGATCTGGGGTATATTCACCATCCTTCTGTCTCTTCAGGAGATAGAAGCATTCGCCATTCTTTTTCGCAATCATCCTACCAAAGAGATACCAATACTTGCGATCACTACCATAAACTCCTTTTCTAAATATCTTGCCCATAATTTTTTATACCAATACTTTATCAATCATGCCGTACTTAAGCGCTTCATCAGCAGACATCCAATAATCTCTATCCGCGTCTTTCGCCACTTTTTTATAAGACTGTCCCGTGTGAGAAGATATAATATTATATAAGTCTTTCCTACACTTCTCAATCTCCTGTGCTTCAATAAGGATATCGCTAGCCTGTCCAATGGCTCCGCCCATAGGCTGATGAATCATAACCCTGGAATGAGGAAGCGCGGAACGAAGACCCTTCTCACCAGCACATAAGAGAATTGCACCCATGCTCGCGGCCCATCCGGTACATACAGTAGAGATAGGGCAGGGGATAATCTGCATAGTATCATATATAGCTAATCCCGCAGGAACACTACCGCCTGGTGTGTTAAGATATATAGATATATTCTCCTGACTATTCACTGACGACAGATAAAGGAGTTGAGCCTGA